GGTATCATCATCTGTATCTGGCACATCAACCGGTGCTAAACCAACAGATGCGAGTGCGTTAGCAGCGGTTGTCGCTGCAGCGGCTACGTCTAAAAAGGTATCATCATCTGTATCTGGCACATCTGCAAAGGTAACGAGTTCATTAAATGCTAGTGCAAAAGTGTTTGTACCCTCCCCCAGGGGGACCGTAACAAACAGTAAGATACAATCCAATCATTGGGCAGATATGATCGATGATAACAATTAAATATAACAATTGCTTACATATTTACAAAACGAATAATCAATTCATATAGAAACAAAGCGCTCCCTCTATTCTAAAAAAAATATATACAGTAATCAAATGTTTCACACGGTAGTGAAGAACACGATATTGTTTACATTTTTCATATTGATCCTTCATTTCATGATTAAAAACCGTTTATTAGAAGAAGGTTTCGTAGTAGAGCCGTCCTTTCCTGCGACGATAGGCATGCCTCTATCAGATGTCAGCAGCGGTGTGTCTTCTAAAGTTGAAGTCGTGAACAAGTCAGGGGGTCATGTATCACCTGCGGCACCATTATCAGAAACCACGTATACTAAACATGCACCTGTCGATGAGGTCAAGCTTCCCAATGCATCTACATTCCAGTCCACACAACTGCAAGATTTGTACGACTATGTTTTTGACACGAATGCTAAATCGCAATTAGACACATACTTCAAAACATCTCCGTCTCAATCCCCTTCTAAAAAGGGAACCGCGTCATGTGACCTAAACTCGTCGCAGGCATTCAACACAAAAGCGTTATGCGAGACCAGCATCGACAAGCAATTCTCTCTAACCAAGAAAGAACCTATCATGGAGACCAATCACAGTTTTTATAAAGTATATCCGAATGAAAGCATCCTCAATGGCGGTCTCTTAGGGAATGTCACCGGCTTTGATCAAATTAAAGACGAGTATGAGCAGCTTTCATAAGAGGACAAAACCTACTTAAGGACTTGGATACATATCCTGTATGAAGAGAAGAGTTAGAGGAATTAGAAGAGCTAGACATGCACACCGGATATATTTCTTTTTGCGATAAATTGGGATTGAATATTAAATCCCATGAGGTGAAAGAAAAGATCGTGAACGACTTGCAGAATCGTTTCGGGGTCAAGATTATACAGCGTCATCATGATCGATTAGAGTCTATTCAAACACTGGGACGTTTACAAAAGAATCCCCATATGGTTTGTTTGAAGACGAATGGAAATCCTTATTTCCTCTATTTGACGCGTTGTCAATACGTCAATCAATGTATTTTCATCGATAAAAAGATCCAAAGTGGGTATTTTGTACCTCGGATGATCATAAGCAAGTTTCGATTTGATGACGACTTATTTGACGATACGCTCATCGATGGTGAGATGATTACTCTGGATGGTAAGTGGTTGTTCCTCGTTCACGATATGGTCGTCTTCAAAGGTCGGCGTTTGGATCAGGAAAATACGGTCAAACGTATCCAGATGGTTCATGATATATTGTCGTCTCAATATAAACCCGATAGCAGTGATATATGCCATATACAAGTCAAGAAATACGTGACTTATGATAAACTACGTGAATTGGTCGAGGACTTTATGCCGACATTGCCATATACATGTAGAGGATTGTATTTCAAACCGCTATATCTCAAGTTCATCGATGTTCTTTTTAATTTTGACGAATCGCTTATTATCAAGGTAGAAAGGATCAAGTATCAAGCCAAGAACGATACCTTTCATGAAACAATTGAGTCTGTGGAGAAGAAAGAAATAGAGGTAGAGAAAAAGATAGAAAAAGAAAAAGAAAAAGAAACCGAGAAGAAAGAAGATAAAGCCGATCTTACCTCTATGCTCATTGAAAAAACACATCAAGTTGACATTTACATGGTATACGATCCGGAGACAAAAAAATGCGTGGGGAATGCCGCTATACCCACACTAATTCTAAGCCGAAAAATGCAAGATCTATTCAAGACGACTCAACTTCATGCGAAGGTTTCTATTTCTTGCAAATTTCACGAGAAGTTTCAGAAATGGTACCCCATTTTACCAGAAACGGTTGAATAACTTGTTCCCAATCGTTGGTGGAGGATTGATCCTCGTTATAAAACCAGATGTGGTTTGTTTCTTTTTGATCTGGAACGTCTGATCTTCTTCTTTCGAAGATAAGTGACCATTTATGGGATATTTTAAATGTGTATCGAGTGACTGAAGACACATCGTGTAAACGGGTACTCCATGGAAATGAAAATCCGTTTAGAGATTCTCTCTTTATGTTGCATATCAGAAGAGGGAGTTTAGTCGAAGGGGTCCATGATTCTAGAGTCTTTCTGTATACCTGGAACTTATCTTCAACGGATGGAAAAATCAAAAACTCTAAATCATGTTTCTGAAACCTTCTAAATGATTTCTCGATATACTTGTGGTTTCTCTTTGTTTTATCAATCATATCAAAGAATACATCGTCGGGTATGTCGACTTCGTATAATCCAGTATGAACCACTTTATTGTAAAAGATTATTTCCATTTATTGTATTTATAGTTTGTTGTTTATGTAGATATAGCTTTTTGTCCACTTTTTAGGTAGTGTAATCTTTATGTCCATTTCGATTAGGTAGTGTAATCTTTATGTCCATTTCGATTAGGTAGTGTAATCTTTATGTCCATTTCGATTCACACGGAACGTAATCTGATGATCGGTTCCTTGAAAGTTATATAATGATCCATCGGGTCGTGTAAATTTGACACGTATATCCGATAGTCGTGTCTGATTTCCTGTCAGCAGATACGTGCCCTTCTTTTCTTTTTCGTCATTACACATAATGAAACGTTGCATCCATTTCCTCTCTTCCATCGGGATGATAATATAGGAATTCTCAATAGCCGATGATGCTGATGTATTCCTATCATAGTCGTTGATGTACATTATCAAATATGGTTCGCACAATAGATCTACTACACGCATACCATTTATTTTGTATACACCATTTAACAAGACAGAACTAATATTACCTCCCCCTCTATATCCATCTCCAACAAAACCTGATAAACGTGACAGCCCAGATACAATAGATATCGAAAAAGACCGCGGGCAGGTAATGTTCATACGATTACTAACTGAACTGTAAGTAACTAGGAAACTCGGATCCGCTACAATCAAAGCGGTTTGAATAATAGATGCTAACTGACTTCCAGAAGTTACCTCTGTTTGTGTCAGCATGCATGTTGTAGTTGTATTATTTACCGTGACTTGAATAGGAAGAATATCTGCGTATAAATTGGGATCTGCACGAATCATTTGAAGTGATAGTAATTCAATACTAAAAACATTCCTTAGCGTTGTCGGAAGAGAGTAAACATAATCTGAGGGTGTACTTGAAACTGGATTCTTCCGATCTGCACTGTCCATCACGATAAAAACTTGTTCATGTGACATAATCTAGTTTTATATTGAATAGACATCTTTTATTTGGGCAAAGGAATACCCATACCTAATCCAGGAATAACGGGAACACCTGCAGGCATCGCAGCTGGGGCAGACGGGGCATCAGGTTTAGTTTGTGGTAACATATTGCTTTTAGCTGCAATTCCTAAGCTCATCAAATCAATTCCAAGCTCACATGGGATCATTATTATGATAATACCGAAATAGAAAAGCATTTCATTGAGAGCACGGATAGCCCGCATGCCATCTTCTTGGTACAAGAAATACTTCTTATTTTGCATATAGCTCGTAAGAATAGAGCCAAAGCACACGATAATACCAGTGGTCATGATGTAATCTAGCAGGAAAGACTTGATAAACGAGATATCCTTTCCAAACGCATGGAAATTCTCCAAAAGCTTCATAATAAGAACGAGACCCACATTTAAAATAAAGTCAATAATTACAAACAGCCATACAAAATTCATTAAATCAGGTGGACTTTCGTTATTGGCAAGTACCTTATCGAGATATACGTGTTCCATATTCAAACTGGTCAGATATAGCGACAAATACATGATCGGAACTCGAATCGCTTTAAAGCCGTATGTTAACATGACATGCTTTCCAAAGGGTAGAGACATACCGGTTTACTTATGAGACATATTTTTTGTCCCATAAAAGAAGATATGAATGATATCATTCAGCGTTGTGTTATTACAGTGGTGAGTTTGTTTTCATTGATGAAAGTTAGCGATGAATACATGAATGTAATAGACGAGAAATTCATCGATAATCCTGATGATTATTATCCTATATCCGACATATTCGCTTTGTTAAAATTACCGACTTTAATATGCGCGTACAACGTATTACTTATGACGATGTTCTTCCTATTGGCTGTTTTAATTGTTGTTTTGATGAATCCTATCGCTAAAACAGAAAATCCGGATGAAGGTGAGAAAAAAGATGATAAAAACGAAAAAGAAAAAGATAAAGACAAGGAGCATCATGATGAGAATAATAATCAACATCCGTCTGAAATGGCTGGATTAACACCTTCTGTTGCAATACCAGGTTTAACAACACCACCTGGAGCAGCAGCGCCTGGAGCAACACCACCACCTGGAGCAACACCGCCTGGAGCAACACCACCACCTGGAGCAGCAGCACCTGGAGCAAATCCAACTGCAGCAAAGCCATCCTCTGGACCAACACCGCCTGGAGCAAAGCCGTCTGCAGCAAAGCCATCTGGAGCAAAGCCTGCTGGAGCAAAGCCGGCACATCATGGCGGTAAAATATGTGAAGACCCCGATACAGAAAAACCATACGAACAATATGTAGAGAAATGTGGTAAATTAACGCTCGTTACATCGGCTACACATCGCATAGAATCGTTGTGCGAATTATTTTACAACCAATTATATTTGAGATGGGTATCATTATGCGGTATATGTAGTATTATTCATCTCATCATATTCATAACATGTATAAACTCGACACAGATGTTCTTCGCAACAAATCGGCGTGTGTATGTGAAATCACTTCATACCTTATATATTTACAGCTATGGTATCATTATGTTTGTTCTTTTATGGGGAGGATTCTAACCCTGACGCTTTTTATCGAGGTTGCGTTTTGCTTCCAACATAGCTGTGTATAGTTTCAAGTCGAGCTTTTTCTCTTCAGAAGGGAATCGATCTTCCTTTACTTGTTCCCAAAACACCATCAACGGTTTTAGAATGTAAAGTGTCATAACTGTTCCAACGAGATATTGTGCAAATACCATGATATTGTAAAAGGCATCATTGGATATCGTTTCCGATTTCGGAGGAGGTATCATGCCTGCGGGTAGGCCCATAATAGCAGCTCCAATTGATCCAGATGGATCAATCACATGATGATACTTACATAATCCAAAATATACTATTAAAAGAATATTATATCCTACCAAATATAGCAGCAAATCATCCATCTTTATAATGACCGGTGTATTCGGCAATAAATGGAATCCCTTAATGCTAAACGTGTTATAACATTTGGGTATAAACTGGCCATACAACCAACTAGCCCCTGTATACAATAAAATCGTAAATAAGACGTTTAATATGATGAACGTGGCAAATGCGTTATTCATATTGAATTTTCCGGGTGTTTCTTGTGTACCTTTTTCGGGCTTTTTTCGCTTCTTCATTTCTTCTTTATCCTCTTCGAACATATCGGATTCTGGAGCACCCTTCTTTATAGATGGTTCGTCAGTCAAGTTTTCTGAGGGCGAGGTTTCTTGTGACTCGACAAGGGGATTGTGGTAAGCGTCTGGTACATGCATGTCGAATATCTTTTGACATAAATAAAACGATATGACAGAAGGCAATATAGTACAACCTCCAAATATGACAATGAATAATACGTTATTAACGATATATTGCAATACAAACCAATACCACCATGATCCTTTATCGTGAATATCTGGATATTCTTTCTTGATTATATCGCGAACTTGCCATAGAATGCGAGGATCGAGTGCCTCTATATCATCTCTAGACAAATGTTCATCTTCTATATTAAGATTACCAGCAGAACTGAACATCTGTTTGAATTGAATAGAATTCTTGTTACGTTCGATAAATTGTATGACACTTACCACTGGTTTGCTGTTGATTATGGGCTTTCCTGTTTTTTCGTCGATATTTGTAAAATGCCATAATTGAATATCATTATCAATATCATTCTCCCAACAGTAGTTCTCCGGATCTATATTCGGTTTGTGATTTTTTTGATGGAGAGTGGGTGGATTATTGTATGATTGATATACTGGTTCTTGTGGTTTTACTCCTTGTATTTGTGGTGATGGTGTAAAGGAGTTAGAACGGGGTAGGCTAGAATCTGCTGTTGGTTTAGCATCTTCTGCTGGTTTAGCATCCGCTGGTTTAGCATCCGCTGGTTTAGCATCCGCCGGTTTAGCATCTGTTTGTTTAGCATCCGCTGGTTTAGCATCTGCTGATTTAGCATCTGCTGGTTTGGCATCTGTTGATGGTTTAGCAGCTGTTTGTTTAGCATCCGCTGGTTTAGCAGCTGTTGATGGTTGTTTAGCAGCTGTCGTTGGTTGTTTAGCAGCGGCTGTCGTTGGTTTAGCAGCAGCAGCTGTTGATGGTTGTTTAGCAGCGGCAGCTGGTGGTGTATGATTTGCTGTTATTTTTGATTTAGCTGCTGGAGATGGCATATATTAAACTACTCTATTGACAGGAAAGAAAAAAGCAATTATATTCGGACATTTCATCTGTATAAATATCTATGTATAACAGAAAATAAGAGAAATGTCTCATCTCGGTCACGATCAACGTATCATCATGTTAGAACAACAGCTTGCGTCTCAGGCCAATGAACTCGCTATCTTGCGAGGTCAGGTATCGTTTTTATCACAGATTGTTGCTGATCTTCATGAAACAACGAATATCCTTGTGAAAAAAGCAGTAAATACCACTGGAACTACTGCATCGCTACTAGTAGTAGAAGAACCAGAAAAACAAGAACAAGCTAAAGACTCTAAAGTGCAAGTGGTTCAAAAGCCGCATAATCACGTGAATCAGCGCAGGATTGCGGGTATCTAATTACTTACTTAGAAGATGCAGCTTTGATGAACCATACTAATAGAATCATTACGGCAGGGTACAAAAAGCGCAGCATCACTTCATTTTTAGCGGTCATATCGTTTTCCGCGATATAACTCTTGATTACATGCTCCATCACAGAATGGAAGCTGAGTGCAATCACGATTAACAAGCTAAGGGTAAGGAGCTTGATCAGCTCTTTGCGTTTATTCCACATAGCGTCGAACAGAGACGGTTGATTAGAAGCATATGATTGAGTCTGTGTCTGTGTCTGGTTCTGACTCTGAGACTGGTATTTATACATTTCTTGCTGTAACAGCTTCATGTCATTTTCGTATCGAACCTGATCTTGGTTGGGTTGCATTACAGGCGGGGATGCATGTGAAGGTTGACTTTGAGAAGAAGAGGGCTGGGTTTGATAGCCCGTGTTGACAGGAGACATTGGGGGAGACGAACGGCGAGCTGCCGCTGCAGCCTGAGAATCATAAGAGTTACCACCAGACATAGAACCCATGCCTAGACCGCTATCAAATCCATACGCCGAGCTTAAATCTGTTCCAAAGGACATTTCTATTATACACATTATATATATTATTTCGCAGAATGACATAGAAAAAAATGACATAAATACATAGAGAATGGACTTAGATAAGATAGCCTCTAAATGGATTTACGAAGAGGAAGAACTAGTCCACAAAGAAATGGATCCGGTGTATCGTATTATATATCGTTTTATTGCTAATAAATGTATTCTCTATGGCGGATATGCATTACACATGCTCATGCCAGAAAAGTTTAAGCTGTATTCGCCAGACGAATTTCCCGATTATGATTGTTTTACCATTAATGGATTAAAAGTACTTAAGGAACTAGCGGATATTTTATATGCGAAAGGCTATAAGTATGTCCATGTACGGCGATCCTTTCACGATCATACATACAAACTGATTGTCAATTTTACACCTGTGTTAGATTGTACAGACATTCCTCCGAACTTATATCATAGGATGATGGAATTAAGCCGCCGGGATTATGCAAAAAAGAAGCTAGATATGACAATCGCGCCATTGTATTTCTTTCGTTATTCGATGCATTATGAATTCGGTAAACCTATGTCTTCAGCACATAGGTGGTCTAAACTACTCGATAGAAATAAAAAACTAAAACGAGTTTTCCCCATTCATCATAAGCCTATGAACCTATTTCAAGAAACAAATACAACCATTTTAAAATGCTGCGATCAGATTATCCAGTATGTAAAACACCACAAATTGCCAATATCAGGTAGCTATGCCTGGATAAGATGGATGAATCAGGACATTAAGTTTACGATACATCCGGATTTAGGTTTTATGGACATTTTAAGCTTGAATGCACTAGAGACTGCTAAGGAAATAAAGAGGCAACTCGATAAACAATATCCGACTATTAAGTTTATCATTAAATATGTCAAAGATCCTGTGAATTTCATGTATAAGACAAAGGACTTCACACCACCTATGGAAAGAAGTTTGTTGCCTTCTCTATATGAAATGAGAGTCATCATAAACGGAGAGATGCGTAAACTCGCATCAGTATATGATACTATACACGAATGCATATCTATAACCCATATGAATGGAATGAGTATAGTTACACGTGATTCACTGCTAAGATATTTCTATGCGAATGCACTGGTAAAACCTGAATATGCAGAGTTATATGCAAACGCTGCCGCTGTATTAGAGTCGACTGTGACTGATAAAAAACGCTTTTCAAAATCATGTTTTGGAAAGGAATTAAGATTATTGGACATTCGAAAACAATCATGGGATAGTAAAAAAGGTTCTGTGTTATTCATACCTGAATCAAAGAACTGAGTTTTTTTTCTACATAGATTTAAAACAATATGTCTAGCACAAAAGAACTTCTTTATGTTTTCGGCGTAATGCTAGTATCACTCATATTGATTAGTTCATTCGGAGGTGGTTTCAGATATAAAGAACCATTCTTTGGAACGGTACAAGATGCACTCCAATTAGCCCAATCGTCTGTTTCGGGTCCTTCTTTTACCAATGTAGAACAGTTTGTTGAAAACTTTGTAGATCCAACTCCTAGTAATACTCCCGCTAGAACCACCGTCGCTGGTACCACTGCTGCTGGTACTACTGTCGCTAGTACGACTGCTGCTGGTACTACCCGTGCTAGTACCACTGCTGCTGGTACTACCGTCGCTAGTACGACTGCTGCTGGTACGACTCCCGCTAAGACCACTGCTGCTGGTACTACCGTCGCTAGTACGACTGCTGCTGGTACGACTCCCGCTAAGACCACTGCTGCTGGTACTACCGCTGCTGGTACGACAGCTGCTGGTACAACTGCTGCTGGCACGACTCGTGCTAGTACCACAGTCGCTGGTACTACCGCTGCTGGTACTACCGCTGCTGGTACAACTGCTGCTGGCACAACTCGTGCTAGTACCACTGCTGCTGGTACTACAGCTGCTTCTACAACTCCAGCTGGCACTACCCGTGCTGCTACCAATGCTGCTACCAATGCTGCTACCAATGCTGCTACCACTCCAGCTGGCACTACCCGTGCTGCTACCAATGCTGCTACCAATGCTGCTACCAATGCTGCTACCACTGCACCTAGACTAAACTCTCTTGATGTACCTTTCAACAATCTTCTTACATCATATAATGGTGTAGCTATTGCATTTAACAACGTTGCTAATTCTTCTTTGTCTAATCTACCAACGAATGTTAATAATTTGAAAAGTTCGATTTCTGATATTAAAGGAAAGATTGATACTATATATGGATTGACTACTCCTACGTTTGCCCCTACAATTGCTGCTGCTACCAATGCTGCTACCACTGCTGCTAGTACCACTGCTGCTGGTACTACCGCTGCTGGCACTACCCGTGCTAGTACCACCGTCGCTGGTACGACTGCTGCTGGTACCACCATCGCCGGTACAACTGCTGCTGGCACTACCCGTGCTAGTACCACTGCTGCTGGTACTACCGCTGCTGGTACGACTGCTGCTGGCACTACCCGTGCTAGTACCACCGTCGCTGGTACGACTGCTGCTGGTACCACCATCGCCGGTACAACTGCTGCTGGCACCACTCCTGCTAGGACCACCGTTGCTGGTACGACTGCTGCTGGTACCACCATCGCCGGTACAACTGCTGCTGGCACTACCCGTGCTAGTACCACTGCTGCTGGTACTACCGCTGCTGGTACGACTGCTGCTGGTACCACTCCTGCTAAGACCACTGCTGCTGGTACTACCGCTGCTGGTACGACTGCTGCTAGCACTACTGCAAGAAGAGTCGGCTTTACTAATTACACCGTGGAACCTTTCGATGGTTGCATGTATGCAAGCTGCGGCCTCTAAAAAATGGATATATGCAACTCCTTTGTCTTCAATGGAGTCTATCAAAGTACCTCAAGAATATATCGATATTGTACATCGTATAATATCAGATCATCGTAAAGCAGTATTGAAATGTATTGCCGATGATAATAGCAATCTTGATTACGATCAGCTTTTACTGAAATATGTCCAGTCTAGAGAAGAAATAAAAAACCGTACACTAACAACTCATTTTCCTATCTCTTTGTTCCACGCATCTCGTTCTTCAGATGACAAGGACTTCAAAGGAATATAATCTAATTCATCATCTTCATCGTAATTATACATATCTTCGCGTTTCAAGTACTCGTTTCTATATGTAAATTCATCGATATCCTCTTCCGATTCAGAATCCCCTTCTTTTTCTTCCATCTTCCGAAGATAATTCATATAGTTAGGAGTATAATGCGGGTTCAAGCTAAAGGTGGTAAAATCAAGTGGCTTTGTAGCGTTTAGACAACGAATAACTAGTAGAAGGTGATGATTCACACCCTTAAAATCATACACATCTCCACTTAATCGTTCATATCGAAAGGTAAGTTTTGATAGTTTACCAATAGGATGAAATTCTTTGGATGCGGCTGAAGAAAAGTCAAAACGACTATCGGAATAACCTACCACACCTAACTTGAACAACGCTAAGCCAGGAGAATTCAGTCCATAGGCCACACTACCATAAATAAACTGCTCTACTTCTGGACATCGCATAATAATAAACCTATCTCCGATCAAACTGATCAAACCAGGAGATATTACATAGAATACTTTGGTTATGGTAGTTACATTTATGCAAAAGGTTGATGAACTTATATTGAGTGCTGTCCATGATCCATCGATGGCCGTTGTCAGTGAATCCGCATGGACATTCGTTGTATTATAGAGAACAGTCAAACAATTCTGAGTATCAGTCGATATGGATGTATCGTTTATTACAATCCAGTAATTTTGAAGAATAGACAGATATATTAGATTAAAATCATCATCTGTAAGACTACCTGTAGTACCAATCCATGTTACAGGATCTATGGTAAACGTTCCCGTTTTGACTATATCAGATGCTAAGCTCGAAGGTTGATTCAAACCACTTGCATCGCTGTTTACTAGAGACCAGGTAACACTTCCCTCGGTGAGCGTATAATTTCCGGTAGGACGGAACTGTACGAGAATATTATGCAAATAGCAATTCCCCGAAACTTGAAAAGATTGTGACACATATTTATTGCTTAAAATAGGGATGTAATTACCGGTAGTAAACTGCACAGTTGTGTTATAAAACTCTCCAAACAGTTGAAGAACGGTCGAGCTTGGTTCTGAAGAAGAACCAAATAATTGATGATTATATGTAGCAGGATTGGTTGAATGTACATCTGGGATTTGGATATATTCTTTGCCCTTGTTATCTATCGAATATTCAGAGAAACCGGCTGCTTCACACATATTTGAGTTTTTCATGTCCAATACAAAAGGCACGCTAGACGTGAATTGGATTCTCGAGGTACCGACACCATAGTTTGATACTGAAATTTTATATTTTCCTTTGACATTTTCCATAGCTGTGCTTAGAGCAGCTGTTAAAGAATCTTGGGTGTAATCGGTACTAGAAATAGTAATTGATTCATCTATTGTTTTTGCAGTAGGCCCCACACCGAATTTAAGAGTATTTGTGTATTTATCTATGTTGTACATTGTACGGGGAATAGCGGCATCAAGAATATCTATACCAAACACATTTGTAAAAGGTTCAGAAAATGTGAAGGTGTATTCGGCTGGCGTAGGATAGGCCACTTTGTCTCGCATAGAGCTATCGATGAAAATAATCTTATTTTCCTTTCGTCCATGTGCATATAAGTAATTAACATCCTCGATCGGCATTTGTATCAAATATCGGCTGTTCTTTATATGCGTTTGCTAAATTATGTCCTACATTTTTGTTTACATCCTTGGGATATAAAGAAGAAACGTTAGATATAAGTAATGGATACGCCTTTTTGTGTTAAAGTTTGTGAAATACCTGCAAACGCTCCTCAGGCAGCTCCTCCTCCGGATATAGATGTAACCTTAAAACCACACCAGCTGACCCTCTTAAAAAAATGCATAGAATACGAAAATCAGCAAATTTCATTCAAAGATTATCCTAGTATCCGGAACCACATTACTAAAATAGATATGAATGATTACCTGCATACACATATGGGTATTATCGGAGATAAAGTGGGTGGGGGGAAGTCATATGTTATACTATCATTGATCTTGAATCACACAAATGCACAACCTATGCATTATAGACTTCATACATTTGGTAACAATAAATTGGTATTATACCTTTCAGAAAAGATGTCAGTATTCAATACAAGCGTCTTAGTTATTCCTCACAATCTGGTAAATCAATGGACCGAATACATCAATAAATTTTCGAAGAACTTAAAATATGTCATTATTCATAATTCAAAATGCCTGGAGCCATACATCAAAAACGCTTCGAGTATAGCAGATATACATTTAATCGTAGTTACAGCTGCTATGCACAATGATTTAGCCAATTTACTACTCATTCATTCCCTAAAAGTACGGCGTGTATTCTATGATGAGGTTGATAGTATGAATATCCCAAGTGCGATTGAATTGCCATCACAGTTTTATTGGTTTGTTACCGCCTCTTATGGTAATATTCTATATCCCCGTGGTCATCGTGTATGGGATTCAAAGACGATGCGGTACATTCATAATGCGACTGGTCTAAAAAACAGCGGATTCATTAAAAACCTGTTTCTGGACTTATACGGAAATTTGAATAGGCAATTTATGAATATGTTGGTATTAAAAAATGAAGACTCCTTTGTTGATTCATGTTTTCATATGGCCGTTCCTGAAAAATTGTATATCTTGTGCAAAGAGCCAAGTACAATTAGTGTACTGAATGGTCTAGTAGAGAGGAATATAATGGAATGTCTCAATGCCGGAGACGAAAGAACAGCCATCGAAATGATTGACTGGCGCAGAAAAAACAGTGAACAAGGAATTATCGAGATATTGATCCACAAATATGATGAAGATATCCATAACCTCACTGTACAACAACAAGCTGCTACACAAATGTCTTATGCGAACACATCAGATCGAGATGTACGCGTAGCTCGGTTCGAAGATCGTCGCAAGGTATTAGAAGATAAGGTAAAGTCTATTAAAACGCGGATATCAGATACTCAGATATGCCCTATATGTTACGACGATATAATCAACAAATGCATATCTACATGCTGTAGCAACAGCTTTTGCTTCAAGTGCATTCATATGTGGATTAATATGAAGAGTACATGTCCTCTATGCAAAGGAACTTTGGTTCAAAAAGATATATACGTAGTTGCTGATGAAGTGGGTCCAACACCACTACCGATCGAAGAAGTAAATCCAAAATACGATAAAATCAGGAATCTTATGATCATAATCAAAAACAGACAAGAAGGATCAAAATTTCTGATCTTCTCGAATTACGATAACACGTTTTATAAACTAGAAGAGGAACTCGAACGTCTGCAAATTCGCTTTGGGTACCTCAAAGGGAATAAGTATTTGATTCAACAACGTATTAATGAATTCAAAACCGGCGTTATACCAGTCATGCTTGTCAATGCAAGTCAATACGGAAGTGGACTTAATCTAGAATTTACTACAGATGTAGTTATGTTTCATAAATGTGACTCAGAGATAGAAAAACAGGTCATAGGTCGTGCTCAGAGAGCTGGTCGGACAGGCAAGCTACGCGTATGGTATATGTTACATGATAATGAAATGTCGTTTAATACTACAGAATTACCGACATCAGTAGTCCAAGTATAAATCACAGGGAGCGTCCAAGCGCCATATTGATCCGGCGATGATGTTCTGCATTCATACGATCTTGTTCTTCGAGATTTTGTAACCGACGGCGCTCCTTTTCCTGCAGACGTTGGTCGTATTTTTTATACATTCTATCTTGTTCCGGAGACATGCTCGTAGTAGATCTGTCTCTTTCCAATTCAGTAATATTCTTATAGTCATTGCGCTGTTTCACCAACTCTGGATCAATCAGACGAGATGTACTATGGGCCGCCATATAGTCCATATAGTTCAATTTTTTAAGGGTTTCGTTTTCGCCGCTGAAATCCCTTATTTTATCCACGCCGAGTTCTGAAAAGGCGAGCTTCTTGCAAATGGGTGTTGGTTCCGGTGGCTTGTAAACCATGATTCGGCGGTTGTCTTTCTCTATCTCTTGATTCTCAAATGCCTTGTTAAATTGTTTGAGTTTGAAACTCTTAAGCACAGCTGGAACATCGATATCTTCACGAATGTTGGTAGACTGAGCCATTCTGGCTCCATATCCTCTGTCGTACACATTGTGCATGCGATTTTCCTCAAAAGCCGTATTGAATTTGTCTTTTAATTCAGGCTGCATGGGCGCTTGAACAGCAGTGGGTTGTTGTTTGGATTCAAATTGTTTGAATTCTGATTTCAGATCATGATAGTCTTTCTCGATTTTCTTGTGATAATATTTAAGTAGTTTCTTATAGGAGGTGGTCACTAGCTGAAAAAGCTCATCCGTGCCGCCTTTGTCAGGGTGCACTTTGAGAGCGATTCGTTTGTAATTCTCACGTAATTGGTCGAGACTAAAATCGCGAGGGACATTCAGCAATTTAAATGGGTCAGTCATCTATTTTTCATATGAGAAAATCACTTAAGTCATTTAAACGATTCAATATACACAGTGTATATGGATGACTATTACACACGATTACGTGTAGACAAGAATGCCACTTCTGATGAAATAAAAAAATCCTATAAAAAACTCGCGATGGAGTTCCATCCTGATAGAACGAATGGTAACAAAGAAAAAGAAGACATGTTTAAACTTATATCGCATGCATACAGCGTCTTGAGTGATGCTGACGCTAGAAAGAAGTATGATCTGTACGGCGATGAATCAATAGCAGACTTTACACCCATTAACCTGAATGATCTGTTTAGCGATATTTTGGGTGACGTGTCTTTTATATTCATCGATGAAATGAACCATATTGGTTCTCCTTTTACTTTCATTCAAACTGATATTCCTTTTAATTTGAACAATAGTCATGTTCCGGTTCATAAACCGGAATCCGATTATATTGATATCCAGGTGTCATTGAAGGAGATGTACTTGAGACATGATCGGATTATTGAGTTCGATGTTACAGATAGGTGTAGTGGATGTGCGCATTTTAAACGCATTCAATGTATGACTTGCCGTGGTTTACCTCGACGAGATATATGTGGATCGTGTCAAGGGCATGGATTCATCACTGTAAGACCGTGCGCCCAATGCAATAATACAAGACAAGAAATGATTAAGCGTACTATTACAGTCAAGATTCCTTATGCCGTGGAACATAAGATGAAAGTAACGTACACAGGCAGAGGTTCATTTGAACCTGGCACTGAAACATACCGTGATCTAGTTATTCAATTCCATCACAGTCTTCCGAAAGGCGTTGTCATAGACCGAAGAGCGAATGTGCATTTACATATTCCTGTAAACATCGCAGACGTATTTTGTGGCTTTCGAAAGGTCATTAATATACACGATTCACCCATTGAACTTATTAGCATGGATGCCATAGACCCTTCTAAACCATTCTGCTTTGAGAACAGAGGCCTGCCTTTAGAAGACGGAAATGCGACCAGTCTGTATGTACATCTCGTAGTAACTTATCCTGATAAAGCCGTGATGTTAAAGTTAAAGAGTATATTTACCACTTTATTCAAGCGAGGTCCAGTGAAAGAATCGTCTCACCCACGTCCTTTGATTTTAAAGGATGATTTATAAGCCGCAATACCAACTATAACTATTAACAGAAGAACTCCGAAAGCAATAATGTACCCATGTTGATCACATGATGAAGACGATTCTCTGTTTGGCCGTAAAGATGATGCATGTGATTCATAAGCGTTGATAAACATATTTTTTGCGTCTTCTAAAGACATTAGAGGTTTATTCAGTAACATATTAACCTGGTTATGAATGTTCCATGTCCATTCGAACAAGTGGTGTTGATTGTTTAAGTGTGAATCTACTGGTAGTTTTGCAACAATTTCTTGGTAATGGTCTGCACACGTTTGGCAAGGGATGATCTTGTACAAATTCATAAAGAATACTCGATAATTTTCGCGATCAATATTGGATGGTCTATCGGGATATCCGAGAGCAATGGCGTGGATGGTTTTCCACATATGTGGTCCCCATACAGTCGGGTCCATATTTACTCATTGAAAATAAAATTATGAAATACTTATGGATTTAAGAAGGTCACGCTACTCTTACTATAGTTGTTGTATGTTGAGCGAACGACGTAAATGTCAAAAGCGAATTCAGTGTATTAATTGTGGAAATATTGGTCATACTGCAAAGAAGTGTAATGAACCAGTAACAAGTTATGGTATTATATGCTGTAAATGGGTCAATGGTGTGCCACGCTACCTTATGATCCAGAAGAGGGATTCTCTGTGCTATGTTGAGTTTCTTCGAGGGAAGTATGAAATTAGTCATCGTGATTACCTGGTTAAACTATTTAGCCACATGACATTAGACGAAAAACAGAGAATCATAGGGTATTCTTTTGAGGAGTTGTGGCAACGATTATGGGCAGACGATATTCCGCAAACCCGTAAATTTCAGTCTAATTTCATAGAGTCTCGAAACAAGTTTATCAAATTGAAGCAGGGATTCATCTTTAAAGAAAAGGATGGGTCTCTAACCCCCTTCAATCTCGAAACGCTTGTGAATATGAGCAGTACGTTGCATTCGGAAACGGAATGGGAGTTTCCAAAGGGACGGCGACAGATCGCAGAATCTGACCTGGGATGTGCGTTACGTGAGTTTGAGGAAGAGACAGGTATGCCCTGTTCTTACTTGCATATATGCAATCATATCAAAGCATTAGAGGAAGTGTTCACCGGGATTAACCGGGTCAGATACCGGCATGTATATTATGTGGCTATGGTTCGTCCATATGTTGAATTTAATCTAGATAAACGAAACGCTAAACAAGCATGTGAAGTGCGTGACATCGCTTGGTGTGATATAAAAGATGTATTAGAAAAAACAAGAGCTATTTATATTGAACGAAAAGAACTATTCCTCCGTGTTCATCGTATTGTAACTCATAAAAAAAGCGTAGCAGATAGTAATAGCAATGAACCAGATAAAGAAAAACGTTCATGCATTGTTGCAACAGTTTGATCGTGCTTTAACTCGAGAAGAGCGCGTTGAAATTAGATCACAACTTCAAGACATACGCCAGCAATTTGAATCTCCTACAGGTGAAGATATCAAAGCAGAAGTATGGACGAAAGGAGAGTATTTGCTAAATCAATACCCGGCTCAAATCAAAAGCGATAATCGGTTTATGTTGATGCCACATCAGACGTTCTTAAAGAAATGGGTATCTCAGGATACAAGAAATCGCAGTTTACTTTTATTTCACGATGTCGGGGTCGGAAAAACCTGCGCAGCCATCCAGATAGCAGAAAACTTCAAAAACATGAAGCCTGGGAAATCCGAACATTTAAAGCTCCCTATGATCATTGTGATTCGTCCCAAGGCCCTTGAACAGAACTTCTCAGATCAGTTGTATAACCCGGCAAAGCGCGTTGGAGATCATATGGAGCAGTGCACGGGAGATACTTACGATACGCTTGATCCCGCGCTATACAGTCCAGAAGAGATAGAAAGAAGAGCTACTAAATTAATCAGCAAGTATTATGCTGATTTCCCTCTTGGCAAATTCGCCAATATGGTCAAGAGTATTGAACACGATGTCAAATTAATTGCACATGAGTTTAGTGACCGTGTGATTATCGTAGACGAAGTTCATAAGCTACGACAGGGTAAAGAGCTCAAAGAGAAGAAGATCGTCGAGATGTTGATGTTGATTGTCAAACATGCCAAAAACGTGAAACTCATATTGATGAGTGCAACCCCTATGTTTGATCGCGCAGAAGAAATATGGGATCTTATGCAATTACTCTATTTGAATGACCGTGTTTCTTTTCAATCAGACAACGTCTTGTTTGACGGAACAGAAATGACCGAAAGTGCTAAGACAAAGATAGCCGATTTTTCGTCCAGGTTTGTCTCATACATGAGAGGTGATAATCCCGATACCTTTCCAATCCGTATATATCCTTCTGCATTTGACTATCCGCATGTGTTGCAAAAAGAAAACTTCCCGCATTTGCAACCATCGGGTGAATCAATTCCTGCTAATGAAGAATTACGATACACTGAATTGTGCCATTGCACCATGAGTCCATGGCAGGCGCGGGCTTACCGACAGACTATGGCAAATGATGTGGCCGATACAGCAGACGAGAATGTCGATGAAATCGATGAATCAGACGATATCGGGATTATTCGTCAATTTCAGATCGCGAATATAGTATTCCCGGGGAATGAACATGATGCAATCACCAACTTATACGGAAATGCTGGATTTCAACGATGTTTTGAAGTAGATCGCAATAATAGGATGATGACGATTCGATATCAGCCTGATATCGTCGAAAAATACGGGCATTTCCTCGATTTCGATCATGTAGCAGAATATAGCCCTAAAATACATCGTTTATTAGAGACATTGAGAACTTCAGAAGGAGTGGTCTTTATTTACAGTCGGTTTTTGAATGCCGGAATCAAACCTCTTTTGATAGCACTAGAACACGAAGGGTACAGACGATACGGTGGTCATCGACTTTTAGAGGGAGTAGCAACTGCGAAAACACGGGCCTATTATTCGGTCATTACTGGAGATCCTATGTTATCGCCAGATGCGAACAAAAAGGTCGAGATAGAGATAGCGAAATCGTCTTCAAACATAAACGGGGAAAAGATTAAATTGATTATCGGAAACGAGGCCGCATCAGAAGGTCTAGACTTCAAAGCCATACGAGAAATCCATATATTGACTCCGGGATACAACATGAACTTGATCGAGCAAATCATTGGACGAGGTGTTCGAAACATGTCGCATGTCGATTTGCCCATTGAAAAGAGAAATGTATCGATTTACCAATACTGTAATATGTTGCCAGGCCCTGTTGAAAGTATTGATTTCCGGTTGTATAGAAAATCAGAGGTGAAGCAGATTGGAATTTCCAAAGTAGAACGGGTAATAAAAGAAAATGCGGTCGACTGCGTCTTGAATAAGCCCGTTTTGTTTCACGTAGAAGGACCTTCCAAAGACATTATCACTTCACAAGGAAAGCAAATCACCTATAAATCGGGGGACAAGCCATTTACGAAAACATGTGATTTTATGGAATGTCAAACAGCATGCAAACCTGACATTGATATTAGCAATAAACCGATTGTGCTCATGAAAGAATCTATGTTGGAGTATGAAAAGGGTATTTACGTTCGGTTTATTAGTGAAATATTTAAAACGCGGTCCGGATTACAATTCGAAACTATCCAAAAAGAATTATCGGCACATGGGAAGATTCACCCTACGATATTAAAGATGGCATTACGTACCATGGTACGTGAGCAGATTCTTTTCAAAGACAAAACCCATCGATTTGGATATCTTTTATTCAGATCAGATCGATATTGGTTTCAGCCTCGAGACATATCTGATAGAAAACTGCTCAATCGAGAACGTCTGATGAATCAAACACAATGCATTAAAGGAATCCCGATACATAAAATAAAAATAGAACAAAATAAAGAAGTCGAAGAAGAACATCAGACCATAGATATAAATGACCAAGTACTGATTGATACATATAATTCAATCGAAAATCTCGTCAAAGGTCAAATCAGCGAACAAAGAGATGACCCTATCATATGGGATATGATTTCAGACACATTGCCTTTTGAATATATTAAGACGATTGCCGCGCAAAGTTTGTCCGATACTCTTACTCCAGAGGGAATTAAATTAGTCAAGGCACTTCATCGAGGATATATTTTTTGGCCTGGAAAACCTGGTCCATTTGTATATCAATACGATAAAGACATCTTTTTAATTCCAGAAAAGAAACCGGTTATTTGGAATGAATGTGCGCCATCAAACAAGAAGAAATTCTCAGATGTATTGGTTACAGATCTGAAAGTGAGAATACCCGCCAATGAAAATGGAGAACATATTGTAAGTGAAATCAATGGACTCATGGATATAGATAAAGGTGAATCTGTATTCAAAATCATTGAGAAAAACATGCTCCCATCCCTTTCTTCTATTAAGAAGGGGCGTATAGGTTCAATCTGTCTTCAAACATCAGGGTTTAAAATCGAAGGGATGATTGAATTGATTATGAGTGAAGTTAAAAAACAAGGAATAACGGAGTATCCATCATTATTCTCTGAAAATCACAAGAAAAAGGCTTTATGCAAAATATATGAATACTGGCTTAGACGTGGAGATAAAATCAGTCAAACAGTGAGATTTTTAAGACCTGCTCAGTTCAAGACATATAAAGAGAAATTGATATAAGAAAAAAAGGATTAGTTTTTTCTAATTGAATTGTAACCAAACATGAAACAGGATGATATTTTCACAAAGCAAATTATGACAGAAACCGTCAAGCTAAGTCCACGCGATTTACATAAAAACTACATGAATACTATACGATCAATTTTAATTGATAAGTTTGAGAATAAATGTTCTCATTACGGATACATTAAAAAGGATAGTATTGAATTATTGAGAGTGTCTATGGGAATTGTGGAGGTTGCCACATTTGCAGGTTACAGTACATTTGATGTTCGATTTCGAGCCGATGTATGCAATCCGTTAATCAATTCAATCGTGAGTGCGAAGGTCAAGACAAGTAATCAATTTGCACTTATGTGTATGTGTGGATACACGGATCCTGTAATGGGAGTTATAAACGTGCTACAAATTCTGATTCCCAAACAAACAGTTATGATTCGCTCTGATGTCAATCTTGGTCATATTAAAATAGGAGATACGGTGAATATCGAGATACTTGGAAAGAAATATCAACTAAACGACTCTAAACTGAATATAGTAGGAAAGATCGTCAAAGTCACAGACAAGACTCTTAAAACAGAAAAGATGAATGCTGTGGACGAAGATGAAAATGACGTTGAGTCAGACGATGATGACATCGAATTGGAAATAGAAGAGGACGATGAAGAAAAGGAAGAAGACGATATGGATATTCCACGTCGGAACGATGAAACACTGATTGAAGGTGAAGGAGATGGAGACGAAGATGATATCGATGCTCCCACCCGTGTACTTGATACGGATGATTTAGAGATAGACGACGAAATTGATGATGATGTAGAACTGGAAGAAGATCTAGATATTGAGGAATAAACGCAGATACTAGAACGGACGCGTATTCATTTTTCTTTTAAAACAAACCGAACGTTAAATAAATGAGCAAGTACAGTGATTCTTCAAAACGTGATTTAGCAGAACAAATTCGAAAACTCGAATTATCGGAACAAGAGGAGGTGTTTCAGATTCTACATCGTCATGATGTATTTTTTTCGAGTAATGTAAACGGAATTTTTATTAATATGAAGAATCTGAATATCGATGTCATCGAAGATATCGAAGCATTTATTGAGAGCCTTAAGGAAAGAAAGGCTAGAATGGCTCATGTTTTAGTAGATGATAATGTAAATGATACAGAAACCAATAATACGAATACAGAAAGTTCAAAACCCACCGAACCAATAAATGAAGAAGTTATCAAAGAAGAGGATCTGACATGTGGATTCAATATAAACTTATGTGAAGAAGATAAGATCATTTTACAAACATTTTGTCAAAACATCCGAGTAGATCGTTCACAACAACGTCGCGCTATGAACAGATTTACCGTGGCGAAGAAACGATTTGCACGAGTATATGAAGGAAATATGAGCAAGCAGACATCTATAGAGCAAGATACATTGCATAAACAAAACTATTTTTTAGTTTAAAAAACCTACTTAAAGACAATTCACCTATGTGAATAAGAATAATAAAAGAAAAAGAAAAACACATGGAACGGTGTGCAAAAGGACAACAATGCATTACTTTAACAACTGTATTAGACACGTTGACAGCAAATAAAGTATTTACGGATATTAAGCCTAGTTTTTTCGAGCAATCAACATCGATATATAATCATGTTGAAACATATCCATCTATGAATCGAAATCCACAATCTGTTCAAAAACAAGCTGAATCCATCACGCATGTAGTAGAAATGCCTGTAATAAAAGAGACAGAATCCAATATTATTATGCCAACACAGGAGTGTATCGATACATTCTTACCACAAACACCATGGGTCATTGAATATGATATATGCTATGAAGTACTAGGTGCGACAAATGATAAGACGGTATATCATGTTAAGCGTATCAATAACACCCCAGTTTTTACTAAAACGACACTCGTTAATGTCGAAAAGGATTTAAAGGAAAGGAACAAATATAAGATTACATTGAAACTCAAAGGTCTGAAGCTGGGAGAGCTACAGAATCTTGCCTCTTGTCATTCTATTGATATTCTCTCGGGAAGCAAAAAGAAAACAAGAGAAACCTTAATTGCAGAACTGCTGGCAACCTACAAAAATTTGAAACAGCAAACTATTCTTTGATTTTGTCTCCTGTAAACGTAATGGACATATCTCCTCAGGATTTCAAAAACATTCAAGGATTTATGAAACATGCCGATGAAAATCTTCATTACGAATGTGAAGCACGTGTCGACACACGTGTTATTACTAAAGAAGGGTTTTCGCGTGTGTTCTCGTATATCCGATCGAATCCTGAGTTTGGACAAGTCGAAGAATCTCAAGTTTTAACTATTTCTATCGAACATGATTCAGATTGGTCTGGATACCGTCTTCATATAGGTGGTGGTGTTCAGGCTGTCATGGACTATTGTAGGACCAATAGAATTCCAGATATGAGCTCTGGAAATAAATACGTGGATTACAAAACACGGGTGGAAGATATGCCTCCGGTAAAATTGACGGAATATCCTCTTAAATTCGATATAAAACACGAAGAACCTGTATCGGATCCCGATAAAATTGAGCGATTCATTAAGCAAATAGAAAACCCCAATACACTCAAACATTTCCGTTTCAAAAAACGTTATTCCTATCATCGTGGCGTTTTTCGGCTCGATTTAACGACCATCAAATCGCCGTCCATTGCTGCTCGTACCCTTGTTCAATCAGGACTTTTCAAGGTAGCCGATACTTACGAGATCGAATTAGAATATACCGGATCTAAAGAAGTGAGTTCAGATGAAAACGACTCTAAACCAAAAGTGAACGTAAAATCAAAAGTAAAAAAAGAGAAAACAAAAGGCGGTGCAGGAAGTGAGACGGACACTCCGAAAAAGAAACAACGTCATGCTTCGTTCTACGATGAATCTGTTCATGAAGCGTTTTCTATACTCGGAAACGTGCTCAGATCTGTTACTAATACACATCTGCTAATGAAGCATTCTGAAGTAGAGGATATTCGAATCGGATATGCTAAACTGGTTTCAGGAGAGAAAAACATCGATCTAACAAAAATATTTAGGTACACTCGAATAGCACCCCAACCCATTACCCTAGAAAAGGTTAATGCATTGCCTCCTGGATCTACTAATCACACAATTTGTGAAGGGTACTCAGTGACTGAGAAAGCCGATGGATTACGATATCTATTATATATCGATGAGAGTCGTCGGGGATATCTTATGAGTAGCCTAAAACTTAAACCGATTTACACGGGAATGCAATTCAACACTCCCAATTGCGTGTTAGATGGTGAACTTATCACCGAAGGTAGAAAGGGAGTTCAACTATTTGAGTATCTAGTATTTGATGCATATATCCACAACGGTAAAAGCATCAAGTCTCTTCCCCATCTAGGAGATGAGAGTAGCCGAATGGCGATAGCTAAGCAGATTTTAGCAAATCATACGAAACTTCAGGATATCGGTCTTACCATGAGAACAAAAGATTTCCTTCTAGAGCCTATCTTCAAGTCGACCAAATCCATTCTAGATAAAGATGCTCGAAATCAGTTCATGTATCATATTGATGGTGTTATATTTACACCTACTGGACCGATTGATACTCTTTCTCAATTCAAATGGAAACCTCCTTCTGAAAGTACGATGGATTTACGCGTTAAATTTCAGAATATATCTACGACTCTTAGCATCGAAGGACGATCCGAAGATTTCAAATTGGTATCTCTATTAGTTATTGCTACACAAGAAGACATCCATCCGATCGATATTTTAGAAAACCGAATCAATAAGAATAAAATGGTTAGCGAAGACGTGTTTGCCACTGCCTATTTGCCTGTCGACCCAGATACCAGGAAAGTTATTACTACAAAGACACGTGAAACGATTGACGAAAATAGCATTGTAGAATTTCGATATGACACCACCATCGCTAATGAGAAACTGAGATGGATTCCTAAGATCATACGAAGTGAAAAATTAACTCCGAATTCCAGTAAGAATGTTTCAGCTGTTTTAAACAGTATCTTAAATCCAATCACTCAAGACATGATCTCTGGTCTGGAGAAAATTGAGTCAGGTACCATAGATGATTTGTATTATCAGAATGTAGCAGAAAGACGGTCTGAATCTAAATTGAAAGCTATGTTGGAATTCCACAATAACGTGATCAAGCGTAAACATCTACTTGAACGATTCAGGGGAAAAGCAACAAAACTCTTTGATATTGGTGTAGGTCAGGCCGGAGACATGGATAAATGGGTCAAGGCAGGCTTCAAAATGATTATCGGCGTGGATGTCAGCTCGGACAACCTATTAATTAATACCAAAGACAACAAGGGAGCCTATGCACGATATCAGGAGGCTTTACGTCGTGGGATGTTCCAGAAAGATATGCATCGAATGCTGTTCTGCGTCATGGATGCGGGTGAACTATGGACTCCTGATTATATCTCGTCTTTGAAAGGACAGAATGAATACCTCGCACAAGTCATATTTGGATCTCGTCTTTCAGAAAAAAGCATCAAGGAAGCATCGATACGTCCTTTCTATAAAGCGGCTCGACAAGCGGTTGATGTAGTTAGCTGTCAATTTGCGATCCATTACTTCTTCAAAGATGCTCGAACTCTACAGAACCTGTGTGAAAACATCAAGTCTATCTTACGTCCTGGTGGATATTTCATTGGCACATGCTTTGACGGGTTTATGGTCAACCAAAAACTGTCTCAGGTCTCCAAGGGAGAATATGTAGAAGGAGTCGATGACGGAAAAATCCAGTGGCGCATCACTAAGAAATACGATGAGTACGATACAACGAATCCAGCAGCGACAGTTGGAAAACGTATCGGTAATTTCATATCGAGAATTGGCCAAGAATACGACGAGTATCTCGTAGACTACACCTATCTTGTCGATATGCTCCGAGATCACGCGGACATGCATCCATTGACTCACGATGAGTGTTTGGATCTAGGATTAACCGGAGATAGTAGCACGGGTCTGTTTTCAGAACTCTATGATGAATCGATACAAATGTCGTCTATTGCCAAAGAATATAGCTTCTTAAACAGATGGTTTATCTTTAGAATGAAAACGTAATTTGGGATATCATTTCTTTTTTGTAAAAATACTATTCCTCATAGTATAAGCATATAAAGAGATGTTGATATTAGAGTTTCAGTGTAGGAATGAGTGAACTGGAATCATTCCGGCAAGAATTATTTGCCTATAATTCAGAACTAGGTAATTGTGTAGTTCATTATAAAAATTTGATATCCAATTTCTTTATGAAAAGTAATTGTTGGGATCAAGTTAAGAAATATTCAAATGATTATGAATTCATCTTCTCTTCGTTATCTAAATATCCATATATAGCCAAAGTATCTCCTCCCAGTAGGAGCTATTTCAAGTTATGGGAGATGATTAAAGAGTTTGATTTATTGGGCGATCATGTGACTACGGCTCATGTGGCCGAAGGACCAGGAGGGTTTGTAGAATGTGTGCTGGATTGGATGCAGCGATATCAACCTTCAGGGCACGTAAATGTACATGGGATGACTCTTATGTCACCAGATCGTGTAGTTCCGCAGTGGAAATTAGGACGTAACAAAACGAAAGACCGTTTTCATATCCACACTGGAGTAGATAAAACCGGTGATTTATACAATATTCATAACATAGATTTATTTGTTTCCAGCATCGGAGAAAACTCATGCCATCTTGTTACTGGAGATGGTGGATTTGATATTCAAGGCCAATACAACGAACAAGAAACGATGATGTATCGCCTAGTCGCCGCCGAAATGTACACCGCACTCCGACTATGTAAACAAGGTGGATCCGCCATCATCAAACTCTTTGACTGTTTTACGGAAAATACGATTCGATTATTATATCTTTTTCAATTATCATTCGAAGAATTGCATTTTGTAAAACCCTATTCCAGTAGACCCGCTAATTCTGAAAAGTACATTGTATGTATCGGCAAAAAAACGTCACAACCAGAATGGTTGCAATCTTTCAGAAACGCCGTAGAACTAAACACACATGTCATGCAGATCCCGATATCAACTGATTTTCTAATACATTTAATCCAATTTAACACGCATTTTTGCTACAGGCAAATTTTTTATATATGTAAAACGATATCCTATATTGATTTACTATATCATAAAAAACAAAAGGAGTTTTTGGATGAAGTCCTCTTTACGCAATACCACCTTTGTCGAGACTGGTGCAAACAATATGATATTCCATACAAGGATTTTGTCTTGTAGCATTGTCTATTTCATGTTTTTTTCCTTGGGCTTAACGTACTGACTGTAGAGGAGAGTTCCCACCTTGACGGACGCATCGTATTGAGACATACCTCCCTCCATTTCTTTTTTTCGGTTTAGCATGAACTTCAAATTCGCAATATCTTGCGATGTTCGCATTTTACAACACATTTCAAAAAGCCCCGGATACCTGGTCTTAAAATCAGAATACATAAATCCAAAATGCGATTGTCTTTCTCCAGGGGATAATCTAGACAACACAATTTCAGTCGTAATGCGTTCAATTTCAGCCGTTGTCATATCGGGTGCAGTTGCACTCGTGTTTGTTTCTGATTTGTGATCTGTTTCCATTTCTTTCTTAACGTATAATAAAATGAATAGACCAAGCGCATATTTTGGCGGAACGGCTCTTCAACACGCCGATTACAACTTCGAATCTTATGGATATATTCCCCCTCCAGCTCCTAAACTGAACGGCGGGCTTTACACGGGTAAACCATTCGACCCCAATTGCCCATGGGGTAATGTGCCGGTTACAGCAGATACCGCTTATATGACACATGTAAATCTCCGCTCCGCAAATCCTCCTAAAGAAGCTCTTTATCAATACGCTGGACATACCAGAATGGGGAACAATTACTTGCAGACACCTGGAGTCAATAGATATTCCGAGTCTAATTCTATATTATGTGTTACCGTATCCGAAGACGACGCACCTAAACCCTCCAACTATATGCCATGTTGTATGAATGATAATAACAACAAAAATTAATACATTCTATGAATATCCGACATGTCATTTGAAGGCCAAGGAGGAAGAGCAATGTCTTCAATCGTATAAGACGAATTTGTATTAAAATGCATGCGGGTTAACACACGCATCTTCTTAAAGAGAAACGTATTCAAGAATATCTTTCTTTTTTCTAGATATTTGGATGTAGGATTCAAGTATTTGTATTTGGGTTCTTTTAATATGAGTGGTATCGCAAATATGAACTCTTCGAATATATTTTGAATTTCACGTCGTATATCTTTGAGAATAGGCATCATTTGTGTAGTCTCAATCTCGTCTTCGTGTTTCAATAGACGATAGTATATCTGTAAAAAACGCTCTAACAAAACAACTATGTTATTATATCCAACAGAATTCCAGTTTTTGATAAAATACATTTCTCGTAAGAAATCAACGAGAGCAGGATCTTTATCCAAGAAAATAAATTTGACTGGCTTGTCTTGGATCCATGTTGTCGGATATAACGCATATTGATCTGTATCTAAATGCCATCGCATATTTGTTGTTATTTTCTTAATAAAGTCACTACGAGCTTTAATCGTCTTATTGTTTGTGTCCTCGATTAAATTAGGCACATCATATAAATACAACATACCCAAAATGATGGCAAATATAAGTATATGAATCAAATAGGTTTGCGTGTCTCCTGATCCGGAAGCTGCACTATCTTGGGTCTGTGTTTTATATATAAAAAACGCATAGCATAACCCTAATACGATCGGCGGGATTACTTGCCACATCTGTTTTACATGAACAATATAAATACAGCAATTATTATGAGTAATATACCTAGATAGATCAATCGCGTCGGAGAAAATAATTGATTTACTTCCTTTTTCGTCTTGGCTTTCGACGCATCTGTAAGAAGATCTCCTAATGTTCGAAATAGAGTTACAGGAATCTGTGAAATAGGAGTATTTATAAATCGCTTTGACTGTAGATCCGATGCTGCTTTATCCTCTATATATCGATCTATAGTTGATAACACCCTCGTTTCTTTTCCCATCAGTTCATCATACAATGTTTTTGTAGTATCAATACCCGTTGCAGCTTCAGTGTCTAGGAGAGTGCCGAAACGTGTCCATTCCTTTTCCGCTGAAGATACATCCTCGTTCTTTGACTTCTTTCTTTTTTTCGTTTTGTTTTTAGATGTAGCATCATTCAAGTCAGACATCTGTCTGCTTTATCTATGATGGTAAAAGAAAAAGAATTACGTAAGACATGTGCCGTTTTCAGATTCGATCTATCAAGTCAACGTGTGATAGCATATGTCGTACGCAACACATTCTTTCTACTCCGATTTCTCTTAATATGTCTTTTTGATATCTTGGTTCTAGGAATTCAGGTTTCGTTTCATGTGACTCGTTTTCTTTATCTTTTGACGCTAATTTCTTTTGATATGTGGTCCATTTATTCGCAAGCACTTTACCGCATGTCACACATCGTATAGGGATGATCATTTCTCTATTAGACCTATAGACTTTTCTTTATATCTATATCCGTTTTTTTGAGATTACTGGAATAGTTTGCATACTTCGATATAGTTATTCAAGAAGACGGAATCTCGTCCTAGGATGCAGTTGTTGCTTTGATATAAATTGAAAACAGCCTCGAATGTATCCTTTGCTTTCTTATATTGATTGCTTTTCAACATGTATAAGCCCTTTAAGTACAAGAAATCAGGATGTGTCTTGAACGGATTATCGTTCCATAGCTTATCTAATTGAGCTTGTTGTTCCGCTGTAAATACTTCATTCTTGTGAATGGTTTCAAACATCTCTTTATAAGATGGATTATAGATAAGGCTGTTATTCGGATTCAAAGAGCTAGTATAAATACCGAGCTTGGATCCCTCTACAAATACATGAGGTGTTGACATGTATGCTTTCAGATCTAATTTCTCCATTAACCAAGAAAGATGCGCATGATTGACGAATTTCAGAGGGAGATAGGCCGATACGAGTTTCTTTGCAGCATCAGGGGTAATGATATACGAATCACATCCAGGAATCACCTTGTAAATCTCGTTCGTACGAATGAAAGATGATCCAGGGGCGTTCTTTATCCCGGGAAAACCCAGGAAAACCACATCACTGTCGATGGCAGACAGCCCCTTGATAACTTTTTCGATTTGGCTTTTGACCATATCTCCGAAACATACATCGTCTTCCAATACCATATAAATACCGTTTGCCGGCTTGGTCGCGATATCAGACAATGCTGTAAAGTGTTTCATGTTATTAGAGACTGAACGCAGACTCATGGATTTGATCAGTTTATTAAAATCAGATGGTTCGGGAAGCGGCTCAAAATTCACTAGCTGATTGTTATTCATGGCTTCCAACTTGGCAGGCTCAAAGTCGACGACATATTTAAATCGATCGTGTAACATACCCAACTTCTGGCGTAGATCTTCACACATGGGCTTGCGGTTCGACAAGGATTCCGAGTGAATAACATAAACTTGAAGGGAGTCCATTTATCATTCGATAAGAATAAAAAAGCAGGTGTGTTAACGCTAGTAGTTCCCAAGAGGAAAAAACTGATTTCCATTTAAAAGATTGTAAATAGATTAAGAAAGATACACCCATGGAATTCTGTACAATCTGCGGAAACATGCTTTTCACTCAATCTGTAAGTGGAGATATCAAAAAAATAAAACATCGTTGCAAAAACTGCAATTATGAAAAAGATGTCGAAGACACCCAGACGAGTATTCAAATCAGCAAAATCACGATGACCGAATCAGGACGACATACGATCTTTATGAAACCGGACATCAAGCGAGATCCCACATTTCCTCGCGTGAATAACATCCCCTGCCCGAATGAAGATTGTCCCACAAAAAACACAGGAGAGGAGAACGAAGTTATTTACGCAAAGTACGATGCGGTCGAGATGAATTATATTTACTTGTGTACCAAATGTGACCACTTCTGGAAAAATGACTAACATCCTAAAAAAGGATTTAAAAGAAACCTATTCTTCTTATATGTAAAGTAGAAGACGTGAATGTCTACAGTTGATAAAAAAACAGATCCCGTTCAATCAGACAAGAATCAACCGATGCAAAAAACTGAAGTTGACAAGACAAAAGAAAGAGAAAGTAAAAAAAAGAAGCCGGTCGATTACGAAGACTTTATTAAAAATCACGATCCGTCTACAAATACCTCCCCTGCATTCCTCACAAAATATGAAAAAACGAGTGTTATTAATCTACGCATGCAGCAACTTGTTAATGGAGCTCCATCTCTTTTAAATAAATCCGAGTTCAATACGATTCGGGAGCTGGCTCATGCAGAGTTAGAACAAAATAAATTGCCATTCAACATTGTGAGACAGATGCCAAATGGAAAAAATGAGTACTGGCGTTTAGAAGATTTGCGTAAATAAAAATTGATTTCCTTCTTTTCATTTATTTATAGACAATTCGTGTGATTGAGATACAATGTCTAAAAAAAATTCTCAACAATGCATTTCATCGCCATCTATGATTTATCAATTGACGGTTAATGATAGGGATGCAATCCTTTCATCATCGGCTATTAACAAAATTTACCAAGAAATGGAGGCCGTTATTGCAAAAGTAAAAAACTCGTGTAGCCGTTCATCTCCAGATAGCACGGCCGAAGTCGGTCGCATATTTTCAGAACTACAAAATTCGTTCCAGTTTAATCGAATCAAAGACGAAAAGGTAGATCAGCTAATGATGACCAATACGCGACTTCTAGTCAATGAAAATATGCTCGCGAAGTACCTCGGAATCGTGAATAAGTCACCCTCGGTAATTCGTTGTGCAGCCGCGCACGTGCAATGCTACGTATATGCGCGTTTCAAGATGGCAGTCATGAATTACGAACTCTCGAATGACTATAGCTATCCGATGGTACTACAGGAAATGCATCTGTAAACAGTAAAATGTCACACAATTCTTTTTATTGCATTTGGAAGCATGTTGCTAACCATTTCCGAAAAGGGATCGTATTAATAGTCCCTATTCCTAATGTAACGAGAGCTTGTTTAGCTGCACTAAGACCTACACACATCCGAGAGTCTCCGAGTAGTACATGCATCCAGATATGTTTATGACAGTATGTATAGTGAAAATGACTAATACCGTAATGTAAAGGATAAAGAGATATCCATGCCATAATCCATAAGGCGTACTCTCTCATCCGTTTATTCGACAGTACATTCAAAAAATCATGTCCTTTAAGTAGATAACATGTCGTGGAAGTTACTTCATGAAGCCATCAATTATCAGCCGCGTATCGTTGTAGAAAACACAGCTTGTCAAACCATGGAGACTTCTGGATTCAGTCCGTCATGGATTCATTCTTGTTTAGATTCTATAACGCCACAAGGCTGCAAGACATACCGTGAAGATAATACACGGGTGTCTATACATGGACCTTTATCTGATGAAGGAAACATATCACAAATCTTTCTAATCGTGAAAGGGATGAGACGGCTATTTCAGTTTGAAGAACCCATCGCCATAGTATGGTATACATGTCCGCAGAAAAAACAGAAAGGAGTCCACGACGTTTTAGGTGTGGATGAAGTCAACACCGGATACACGCAATTCGGTCAAAATAAGCATATAGTTATATATCGACACGAAGAATTTCAAAAAGTGCTTATACATGAACTCATCCATTTTATGGAGATCGACTCAGCGGTAATGAACCCCGTTTCCTGTCAGAATCTAGACCGGATTATTACCGAAAAATACCGGATTATCACGCCACGTCTAGGAAGCATGGAGGCGGTATGTGACTTGATTGCTATCTGGATCTACTCAGCATGGCATAGTCGTTCCGAAAAGGATTGGGCTGATAAGATGTCGCTGCAGATTTCTTTTTGTATCGAGCAAGCTAAGAAAGTGATGAGATACCAGAAGTATTCTCTATCAGGCAGCACCCCATTAAAAGAAGACACACATGTATTCGCATATTACGTGATGAAAGCGGCTATGATGTGTGACTTTGCGCTGACACAAGATGTGTTTAATCACGCCTTTTCTAGGAAGCCTCTGCCTAATATAGAAACACGTATTCTTAATGCATTAGATCAGTGTCGAGAACGATTTTTGAATATCCCACGATTATCAGCAGAAAAAAGAAAACAGTACACCAAGTCATTGAGAATGACTATTGAATACTAACCGCTTCACTCCTCATCACTATTAGCTGCTTGTGTAGTGGCTGCTCCAGCGAGAGGATTTAACTTGGGTTTAGGTGTAAGTTTGTTTAGAATGTTTGTGTAAATGTCGACCATCTCTTCGTAAGTTGGGATGTGATCAGTTACATAGCTCTGCTTTCGTTTGGTAAGGACAACAACTTTTTTTTCGTCAATCATTGACGCTGTAATTGAGAACTTCATTTCGAGAGGCTTGGGCTCCTTCTTCTTGATAGTAGAAGGAGCTACTTGACTGTCGTCAGATTTCGCTTTAGCGGGTCGCCCGCGTCCGCGTTTAGGAGTAGTCTCATCTGATGACTCAGAACAGATTGGCTCCTTGCTGACTGACTGATTCTTTTTCGCTTGAGGCTTCTTAGGCTCCTTTGCTTCTTCGACAGAAGCATCGGACATCTCTTCAGAAACCTTAGCCTTGGCTTTCCCACGAGGAGTGGGCTTAGGCTTAGTTACTTGATCTTCTTGGGTAGGAACATCAGGAATGTCTTCAGAAGCCTTAGCCTTGGCCTTCCCACGAGGAGTGGGCTTAGGCTTTGGATCTTCTTGGGTAGGAACATCAGGAATGTCTTCAGAAGCCTTAGCCTTAGCTTTCCCACGAGAGGGAGGAACCTCGGCAACAGCAGAGGCAGGGACAGAGGCAGAGACAACAGCTTTCTTGGGAGGCATTTATCGTAACAGAACAGTGAAAAGAGTGTGTTAGAAAGTTTTCCAATTTTTTATTTTTTTTGTAATAAGCGTTTTCCCTCTGTTACAGCTTCTTTATGTTCTACGATTGGTGCAGGGTATTCTATATCACGATGCTTATTTCTAGTAGATTCTTTATCCCATTTTAAAATATCTGATTCCGCTACAGGTCTCAGTTCTGGAACCCATTGTTTCACATAGATACAATCTGGGTCATATCGCGTAGTTTGAATCCATGGATTGAATATTCTGTATGGCTGCGTATCTACCCCAGTACTGGCCGACCATTGCCAGCCCCCGTTATTTTGACAAGGATCATAATCGATTAAACTCTTTGCAAAGAAACGTTCTCCTTCTTGCCAGTGAATATGTAAGTGTTTAGTTAAGAACATTGCTACGATCATTCTAGCGCGATTATGCATATAGCCGGTTTCTTTCAACTGTCTCATTCCCGCATCGACTATAGGATATCCGGTCTTTCCCTCGCACCAAGCTTGCCATTTCACGGGTTCATCTTCGGCGTACTTCCACTGCACGTTCTCTAGTCTTGCCCGGAATGACTCGTTCACTTTCCCCACCTGACCCTCTAACAAACGAGGTTGATGATACGTCAAATAGAAGTAGAATTCTCTCCAATATAATTCTCGTATGATTCCGTCAGCACCAGCATGTTTCATAGATGCATATGCTTCTCGAATGCTGACACATCCGAATTTGAGATACGCAGCAAGACGCGTGGTTTTCTGAGCTCCTGGATCATCTCGAGCTGTATCGTAATCATTAAATGTTCCGCGCCGTATACGAGTTAAGACTAGCAACCCGTTCTCTCGGCCTCCTTTGAGCTGTTCAGGGTAATGTGGAGCATACGAATCAATGGACGGCTCTTTGCCATCAAATCTAGCAAAGCGTATATTATTCATCGTACAGACCACCGGTTTTCGAACTTCGTGTCTTAGAGCAGCATGATAAAAAGGTGTATATACTTGATATACCGTATCCGTCATGGTTTTCACTAGATCAACCGGTTGTAACATATAATCTTCATAGGTATGAACCGGTATATGCATTTTTGTACACCAGGTTTCGAGCTCTTCGTCACGTCGTCTTGCGAAAGGGGTTACGTCTTTATTCCACCATACACCTTGAATCTGTTGCTTGATAAACTTCAAATCAGATTTATCATACTCTACGTAATGCAGATGTCCCGATAATTCATGCGACAAACTTTCTAATGAATCCAACATAAATCGGACACATCTCGGACTGAAATAAGAGTTTTTTCTAGGGTCGATTTGTTTTTTCGAAAAGATAAACAAAGGTAAGATCGGGATATCATCTTTTAGAGACGCTTTGCAACATTCAATAAACGCGGTATTATCATGTACTCGAAGGTCTCGACGAAATATAAAGATATACATACCTGTTTCAAAGATAAAAAGTATGTATAAAATAGATACACATATATGTCGTACGCAGAGCCAAGTCAAATAGCAACATATATTAGAAACGATATCAAGGTATTCCTCAAAAAACTCGGGACCACTTCTGCCGATGTATTGATTAATAAGACCCAGACAAATATCATAGAAATAACGCGGGTATGTGATCATTTGGTCGCAATACTGGATAACTTGGAAGAAGACGCAAAACAATTAAAAGATTCTAAATACCTTAAATCCCTGGAAAAAACAGGGATGAAGCGTATAGACAACAAACCTTGGGTCCAAAACGTTACCATGTTGAAAAATAGATTGACGATCAATTTGATGTTTGCAGTACATGCAGATTTTGCTAGTTATCAGATGGTTGTTTATGCAACTATTTTCATAAGAGCATACTTCATCGCTGTATTATCAATTCTATCACAACTGAAAAGAATACCAAAAGAACATATTGATAATCTAATTCGCCCGGCTACTTTAATACAAAACGAAGAAAGTGTAAGTGTAAGTGTGCCATCCGATCTATTAGCAACAAGATTAGATAGTCTTAATAGCGCAACGAGAATAACAGCAACTCCTAACACATCGGCGACTATAGATACATCTATTCAATCTGCACAAACTAAACCATTCGTTAGAGAATCAAGCTCAATCGCATTTGAAAAAACAAAGATAAAGAGAGGAGGTGGTTGGTTTAGTAATCTATTTGGAAGTAAAAGCACAACAAAAGAATCACTCGGAAGCAGTCAGGTTCAAACGAATCCAGGTAATCTACAAAATATAATCAAATTAGGGAAAGAATCGCCTAGTATAGCTCAGGGATTTATGACTCAATATGCACATTCATATGAGGCGTATAAAATATCGGTTCAAGAACTTGAAAAAATGGCAATGTATGTAATAAACTTATTCGAGTCTATTATAAATCATACAAATAAATTAGTCAATTTTATATTCGAAAATACATATAACTTAGAAGAAGTTGTGAAAGAATTCCAGTTAGGAGAATCAGCAAAACAAACACTAATATTGTTATCAAATGTAGTTCAGAAAAACAAAAGCAAACAAAGTGAGTTTTACGAAAGCATCCAAGAAGATATACAAATACAACATCAGTTTTTAATAAATATCCTCAATACATTTGCGGAACAAGTAAATGAAATATCTGCGCATAATAGTTTGACTGTTATTGATCCGTCTAAAGCGCCTGCAACTACAACTGGAACTGCAACTGTACCTGGAACTCGCTAATAAAAATGACATTAAAGTCTCAAGGCGCAAACATATTTGCATTACTAAATTGGCTTAAAGAGATAGCCCTATTCAGTTATAATCGACATGAATCACCAAGTACGGCAGTTTATGGAGCGTCAAGCTCAACAAGCTGAAAAGGACGCTACGCACGATCTGGTTAATCGTGTCATGGAACAACCTCTTGAATCTACCGCTATCGTAGAGCACATCGACCAAGCCGCTCTAGAAGATTTCAAACAAAAAGTAAAAGTATGGTGGGATCTGGATACGGCGATTAAACGTCTCACTCAAGCGGCACGAGAACGCAAAAAAATGCAGACTACTTTGTCAGCGAGCATACTCGAGTTCATGCATCGACACAATATCGAAGATTTAAATACAAAAGACGGGATTCTTCGTTATAAATCATGCTATGTCAAGGCACCTCTCAAGAACAAAGAGCTCAAGGAAATGTTCGCAAATCAATTCAGTCGAGAACCCCAGACTCTCGACACGATTTATAAAACTCTAGAAGATCGTCCTAAAGTAGAAAAAGTATCTCTTCGTCGAGTTAAACTCTAAAACTCTCATTATCTGGAATAGCCAGTATCTTTTCTGTGTGTTCACGTATATTTAAATCCAATACACATAACATGGTCCATTCAGCCTTTATAAAGTCCTTTTTATCAACCTGATTTTTCATAATTTTTACTAGAACGGTATTTAATTGCATACCATCTGATAAATCAACCCAGAATTTCAAACATAACACATAAGCGGTCAACGCGTACACTTGGATATCTGTTGTCATCAGAGGATCTGGAAACTTGTGCAGAAAACCCATAAACATTTCATATGCAGCTACATCCATGTTTCCTTTTGGATAGTAATCACATAATCTCATATGTAAACATATATATCTATCTATTTCAGTTAGCCAGTTACTAATACCATCTAAAAATCGAGGATGGCGTAATACAGGATTTAGACCTTTTGCCATGTGTCGAAAAGATTGATATCCACGATTCATCAACTTTATCTGGGGTGTTTATTTTTAAGTACTTTTGTAAAAATGGACGAGTTACAAAAGAAAAACCATATTGTATAATAGATGAATCTTCTGATTGTAGAGTCCCCGTCAAAAATAAAAATTATTCAAAAATACCTGAAAAAAATAAATGAGCGTCTTGGTCTAGGAGAATTCATTGTGAAAGCCAGCTATGGTCATATTCGTGATTTGGAAAAAGAAGATATGGGAATTGATGTCGAACACGGATTCAAACCCTATTATATTGTCATTCCAGATAAAGACAAAAGGGTCAAGGAATTGGTACAAGAAAGCAAAAGAGCGACTACCATCTGGTTGGCAACCGATCTGGATAGAGAAGGAGAAGCTATTTCGTGGCATATCCAAGAAGTCCTGAAAATGCCCGCAAAAATAAAGCGAATTACGTTTAACGAGATCACGGAAAAAGCCCTAGAGCATGCCTTAAAACATCCCCGAAAACTGGATATGATGTTGGTCGATGCTCAACAAGCACGACGCGTCTTAGATCGTCTTATCGGATTTCAGTTGACGCGCCTTTTATGGAAAACTTATAAAAGTGATATCGTCTTGTCAGCGGGAAGAGTCCAATCCGCGGTGCTCGATCTCTTAGTAGCAAAAGAAGAGGAGATCGAAGGATTCGAATCCCAATCATATTGGAGTATGCATGGAACATTTGAAATCGGAGAAGGCCCCATGAAAATGACTCTTGACACCCATGCTTACGAGACAGATGCGACTTCAATGGCTCGTTTTGATTCAGATAAGAAACTCCTGACCATCTTGAAGTCGCTTACGAAATCCACACCGTGCCATATAATCGAAGCCAAACTCATGAAACACACTGTCCAACCCGATTTTCCCTATACCACCAGCTCCCTTCAACAAGATGCCTATAGCCAGCTAGGAATGTCTATCTCTCGATCCATGAAAGTGGCCCAGGAATTGTATGAGAAAGGCCATATTACCTATATGCGAACTGATTCACATCATTTATCAGAGGACTGCGTTCATAGCACGAAAATGTGGATCGTCGAACATCTTGGAGAAGATTACATAGCTACAGAAATATCTTCGAAAGGAAAACCCCAGCAAGCAGTCAAGTCACAAGAAGCCCACGAAGCGATTCGTCCTACAGATATCAGTACTACAGATATTGGAGCTAACAAGGATCACCAATCGCTGTATGAACTCATTTGGAGACGTACCGTCGCTTCCCAAATGAAGCCAGCTATATTCCAGGATATGACCTTTCACATTCAAGTGAATCGTCTACCATACGTTTTCAAGGGTTATGTGAGACATTGCATGTTTGATGGATTTAGAAAAATATACGATAGGGAGAATGACCGAAAAGAAATGAAAGTATGTGCTGATATAGAGATTCTGAAACAAAAACTCGAATCGGTTAAAGATGGTCCCATCAAGCTGCTCGAAATTCAGGCCCCTCAAACCTGGAGTGTTCCACCGGCTCGATACAATGAGTCTATGCTTGTCAAGACGATGGAAAAAGAAGGCATAGGACGACCCTCTACTTACGCCTCCATCTTAGCCAAGCTCTATGAGAAATACGTTGAAATCCGCAACATCCAAGGAGATACGATGTCTTACGAACATATTGTCTGGACTCCGAGTGCAGGTATTAAAACAAATCATGAAGAACGACCCTCGTTCCAAGAAAAGAACAAGATTGTGCCTACTGCCACCGGAAAAGACATAGACGGATTTTTGAGGGCGAGTTTTCCGATGATCGTTGATACTAAATACACTGCAACTATGGAACGTAACTTAGATAGAATAGCGGAAGGTGATTTAACCTATGTTCATATGCTGGATGAGGTGTTTTCGCGATTTATGAAAGCCTACAACAAAGTCGAGATTCCTAAAAGAGGTGAAAAAATAGAAGTCGAATCAGCGTCAAAGACTTATGTCATCGACGGGATTTCATATGAAGCACGGATAGCTCGTTTCGGACCCGTTATCGAAATTCCCGATACACCCAAGCCCCGATACATCAACTTGAAACCATATTTGAAATCCCGAAAAATGTCCCTAGAAGATATCCAAGAATCGGACATAGAGCTACTCATATCGCTCCCACGGCATCTTGGAACCAAGAAAGATCCCGAACTGCATTACGGCTCCTACGGCTTTTATGCAGTATATCAAGAGAACAACTACAAAATATTTCCGTCTTTCCTTCCGGCCATCCTCAATCAAGACAAAGACGGTATCAAAGAACTGGTCAAATCTATCAAAGACTATGCCAAAGAAAAAAATGCGGATAAATAACCAAAAATTTATCTGTGTTTTTTACAATAAAGATGGAAACGCTACGCACATCATGGACACTGTTCAAGACTATTCTATCTGCGGAAGATCTTTTCATGTATTATGTATATAAACACATATGCGCATTCTCCGCTGAAAAAAACGGCTTTGAACCCGAACCTGAACCGTTGTTTCACCTATCTACATTTACGAATCAAATAGAAACGTATGCCTATATAGTGGTGTATAATTATTTTTATTTATTACCAATTTCTATCAACATTATGCTGACCAATATCCTATATCAATACATGTATGTAATCGTGATGTATATACATTCACAAAAAAGTTCAGTATTAGACTTGGATTAACAGATTGCGTCTAAAACCATCTTTTTCTTTGTCATTACAAGTCATATTACATGTCTGGTTTTGAACAAGTTACCGATATAAATCCATTTGGTTTGTTAGGTGTCACCATTCACAGTAGCCCACAAGAAGCTCGACATGCCTATTATAATTTGGCGCTTCTCTTTCATCCTGACAAAGGTGGTAATGCTAGCGATATGCGAGTACTGCATCGGGCTTATCGAGATGTAGTTCGACAGCTGGAAGGGGTCGGTCAACGTACATTCGAAGAGTTGGAAAAAGAACATGAATTTCCGAGCATGTCTGAATTTCCTGAAGAAAGACTGAAACAAGATATGTTTAGCCGATTATGGGAAGAACAAGCACCCGCGAACATATGGACATCTAGTTGGTCGAAAGGCTATGGAGATGAGATGGTGCCTTCTGACAGAACCACCGTGGAATATAACTCTGTTGAGACAGGTGTACCCGCAGTTCAATACTCAACACAGATTCAATTATACACCCCGCCCGAGCCATGGACTTCTCTCAGTCTAGCTCCCGCACCTCTAGAGCCATCTGATGACATGACATCATATCAAGCCAATGTATGCATGGCAGACTATCACGATGCTTTTCAGCCCAAACAAATAGAGACTGTAGTTCCTACTCTCTCATATGAAGAGTACCTACTACAAAGGTCGTTCGACACGTTTAATTTGGAATAGTAATAATCTTTTCCTGTTTTAATGTCCAAGCGCTTAACTCCGTTTCTTTTCTTTTGTCATTTTATCGCTCGTCATAACATCGTCATCAATCGTGACTTTGATGCCTTCGAAAACGCTTATATGAACCGCAAGATACATCCGAATGTATCTATTGAACCGGAATTCAAGCCTTATTTTGATATATTTCGTTCACATTTTGATCAATCTGGTATGTTCTGGTATATTGCCGTATTGTATCTGTGTCCGGTAGATATTATCCGTCGATTTTATATTTTCCTTCAAGTGGAAACATGGAAAGTTAAAAATGACCAGACAGAAAATTATGATTCGGTTCAAGAAAAGAGCAAAACAGACATGCTTCAACAGCTTGACACATATGTCCATCAAGATAAAAAACATGCTAATTTACATTTTGTTATGATGATTCAAGCGATGACAAACTTTTTCTAAGCATCAAGTAAAATGGCATTCCCCATGAGTAAACCCGATGTGCCTGGTTTACAAAAATTGAGTGGTGGCTCAATCATATCAGAATTAGTGACGAAAGGTCTGAAAGACAGCAACTTTTCTAGATTAGAAAATGTTTTACCTAAAGGTGGTCGCAAGAATAACCAACAGAAGAAAGATCAGCAGAAGAAGAAAGATCAGCAGCAGAAAAAACAGAATGGTGGATCCTTAGCTTCTGCAGCAGTTGGGAATAATGTAACCAATAATTCATTCGGAGCCATGGAACATGTGCTCCCTGTTCACTCTGGTGGTGGCGGAAACAATATGTTGAACGAATTCAACAACGTCAAGTCCATGTCGGGCATGAGCCGCGAATTGCACGTTCCTTTGACCGGTGTAGATACCTCAAAGTTCACGGTGTATGGTGGTAAACGTAAATCACCCGCTCTCAAGCACAAACGCAAATCTCCTTCTAAGTCTAAAGCACGTGCTCGAAAATCACCCAAGTGAAAAGGACCTAAAAGAAAAGTACATTATAATCTTCATTGAATACAAATATGGATGATTCATTTGATTGGTCCCTCATTCAAAGATACTTCCGCGAAACTCCTTTTTTTTTAACTCGCCATCAATTTGACTCGTACCATGATCTGGTTTTCAATAAAATACCAAGCATCATACGGGTATTGAATAGCAAACTGACTGTTTTGAAGACTGCCGAAGATCAAGTTACCCGACTTCATGAAATCAAACCCTATATAGGCGGCAAAGATGGAACAGGCATCTATTATTCGAAACCCGTTATCTACGACCAAGGATCCACGCGACCTCTCTTTCCCAACGAGGCGCGTCTCAAAGACCTGCCATATATGATGGATCTTCACGTTGATGTGGACATCGAATACCACGATTTCAGCGAAAAGACCCCCAAGGTCACCACCAAAAAGTTCAAAAATATATTGATCGGACAGCTTCCTATTATGGTCCGCTCTAAGATGTGTTCTTTATATGGAAAATCAGATTCAGTTCTTCAAGAATTGGGAGAATGTCCTTACGACCAAGGCGGGTATTTTATCATGAACGGTAAAGAAAAAGTCGTGATAGCGCAAGAACGTATCAGTACGAATCGCATTTTCTTTAATAAAGTGGATGAGTCTACTATTAACCAAAGTAACTTCAGCTGGAGTGGGTTTCTCCGTTGCACCTCTAGAGAAAATACTCTTTTCCCTAAAACAATTACATTCGGCATATTGTCCAAAGAATACCTTAAAGGAAAACGACAAAATGCAATTGTCGTGACATGTCCTCAAATATTGACTAAAACGCAAGCCCTGTTTGAAATACCATTGTTTATCATGTTCAGAGCACTGGGTGTAGAGAGTGACCGAGAAATCATACGTCATATTGTACCAGATATGGACGATCCCTTGAATAAACCATTGCTCGAACTATTGCGGTATTCTGTCATAGACCCCGGTAATTCCCCGCAACAACGCCGGATTTATAGCCAAGTCGATGCTCTCGACTATCTGAAACACTTTGTCAAATACAGTGACCCGAATATCGCACGCATGATCGTCACAGACGAGTTTCTACCCAATATCGGACAGAATTTCGCAAACAAAGCTCTTATGTTAGGCCATATCATAAACAAAATTATTCGCATTTCTCTAGGTCTTTTACCAGAGATAGACCGAGATAATGTCATGTATAAACGAGTTGATACAACTGGATTTGCTATGGCTGATCTGTTCCGTGATTTCTACAACGATTTCCGTAATCACGTCCGAGATACGCTTGATCGCTTCTATAACAGAGATGAAGGGAATTGGAAAAAACTCGGTCTTCTGAATATGGTGAATTCCGATAACTATACTAAAATATTCAAAGACGAGTTTATTCGTGTTGGCTTTGATAAAATGTTGCGAGGACAATGGGGAGTCAACTTGACACGAAATCGCATGGTAGCTGATTCTAGGAAACTCGGAGTGGTTCAAGATCTCAATCGCAAATCGTACATGGGTTATGTATCTCATGTGCGATGCCTGGTTACACCTATGGACGATACCCTTAAAATCACGGGGCCTCGTAAATTGCGCGCTCCTATCTGGGGCTATATATGTCCAATTGAATCTCCAGATGGATCTCATATCGGATTGTTGAAACACTTTTCTATGTTGACATATACAACCCTTGGCAGTTCCCCCGAAGTTTTAGAGAGCTTATTGCTAGAAAAAGGTGTTGTCGTCCTCGGAAAACTCTCCCAATTGCAGATACAGAGTGACACCAAGGTGTTGATTGACGATGTGTGGTTTGGTATGACTAGCGATCCCTTTGAACTCTATACGTTTTTATTAGAAGCACGGAGAAATGGCGATATTGATATATACACCGGCCTTACGTGGAATTTCTTGCAAAATGAACTCCATCTGCGTACTGAAAAAGGCCGTTTCTCTCGCCCTCTCTATATCGTTAAAGACAATGTAAGGGTGATTGATACGCTGCCTAAAAAGGAACGCGAGGGGTCGTTTGAATCTTTATTAGGAAAGGCCATCGAATACATCGATGCAGAAGAAGCGGATATGTGCTTAATCGCCATGCGCCCAGAAGACCTGGGGGATAAGTTGAAAAAATATACGCATTGTGAAATACATCCTTCAACGATTCTAAGTGCCTATAGCGCTTCTATCCCGTTCCCTCATCATATCCCCGCTCCTCGTACAGTTTTCGGTGCTGCGCAAATCAAACAGGCGATTGGAGTCTATGCGACTAATTTCAATAATCGAATCGATCGTGCTACATACATCTTGCATTATCCACAATCTGCACTCGTCAAAACGCGCTACACTCAAGCTTTCAATGCCGAAGCACTTCCTTTCGGAGAGAATCTCATCGTAGCAGTTGCCACTTATACAGGATATAACGTCGAAGACTCGGTTATCCTCAATCGTAGTTCCATAGAGAGAGGCATGTTCAATACGTCTGTGTATAAATCGGCGGTTTATCAAGAAGAGCGTTCCAATTCGGGAAGAGTCGTTCGATTCACGGATCCTCAACAGCTCGGTGTAGATGTGAAGAACTGGGATTCGACAAAACCTGTCTATTATAATCGTGATGGCCTTCCCACCGAAAATACCTACATTCACGATGGTGATACATTTGTTGGGATGGTAGATAGTCATCTTGAAGGAGAACAGCGCGTGTATACAGATGTTTCCGTTAAAGCCGATAAAACCATATACGGTATGGTAGACAAAGTCTTCCGCTTTTCTGATCCAAACAATAGCGACCTACAAAGAGTCAAGATCCGGTTCAGGAAAATGCGATTCCCTGAGCTGGGTGATAAAGTTGCGTCGAGATATGCGATCAAGGGCGTATGTGGTATGGTCATTCCCCACGAAGACATGCCTTTCACCGCGGATGGTTTGGTTCCAGACATTATTGTAAATCCACATAGCTTCCCCAGCCGTATGTCTATGGGCCAATTCTTAGAAGGTATCTTGTCAAAGGCGGCGTGCTCTCTAGGTACCATGTTCGATGGAACTGCTTTCGATAATGTCAATATGGATGCCGTCTACGATAAATTAGAGGAAATGGGGATGAACCGACATGGAGATGAAATTCTTTATAATGGGAGAACGGGAGAGCAAATACCGACGCATATCTACATCGCACCGACATATTACTGCAGGTTGAAGCACATGGTTGCCGATAAAATCAATTATCGTTCGAGTGATGGCCCTCGCTCTATGGCCACGTTCCAGCCGATTAAAGGTCGTGCGCGAGGTGGTGGTCTGCGTATAGGTGAAATGGAAATGAACGTACTATTAGGACACGGAATTGCCCAATTTACCCAAGAATCACTGATGTTAAAATCCGATGGCCGACTCAGAAACTCCCGCGGTCTTGACCAGGTTTACACATTCCCTATTGACGAAACTACCGGATATCAAGCAATCACAAATCCGAGGGATGGTACGGCGTTTTCTACCCCCGGCGTTTCGATCAACTCTGCAGTAAATGTAGCGATTCCGGCCAATTTCAAAATCCTCCTTCAGGAACTAGAAGGCCTCAATGTTGCGGCAAAACTGATGACTCACTCTGATGAATCAGATGCCGATAAAAACGAGATCAATGAAGAATTAGAGCTAGATATGGATTTAGATGAAGAGTATGAAAATGACAACGAAGAAATGGAGGACTAGATGAGTTCCACCGCGAATTGCCCTAGGAGTACAAGTACAGCGACCAACACAGCAATACCAACCTGCAAGTAAAGAGGGTTTTCGATATAACGCTGTAACAGAGACTGCACGCAATTTTGCTGAACTAAGAAGACGACAACAGCGACCACAATAAACAAAATAGATTGATTTTTAAGATAATCAAGAATCTTTTCATACCAAGGATCTTTGATGAGAGCAGGTTGGGGTGGCTGCGGTAAAAGCCCATATGCAGATGCCAAGTTCTGTTGTTGTAGTTGCTGCATCTGCATCGCCATTTGAGGAGTCATTTGCGGCATCTGATAATAAGGAGAAGGAGTTTGCGATTGGGTGTCAGCTGCTTTCAGTTCTACGCGCTGGGGTTGAGGAGGAGGCATAGGAGGGGGGAAGGACTGCGCTTGAGGTTGGGGCATCGGAGGAGTCTGTCCCATGGCTTGACGTTCTTGCGCAGTGATTTCAGCCAGTACCTCTTGAATAGCGATATCGTCGTCTTCGTTGGGTGGCTCGTTCGTAGGCGGCATAGACTTCGGTAGTTGATTAATCGGTGTTGATTTGTTCATTTGGGATAATAGCACAATAAAAAATATTGATTCTAAACGCTCTTAGACTCGTCATCTAATGGAACTACCTCATCATCATGACCGTCGCATGGGACAACATACGGTGTATATTTATAACATTCATCGCGAATCTTGTAGACATACTTTTCTGTATCACTTCGTGGAGGACCCTTAATAACTATGCAACTCGGTTTTTTACATACTTGTCTAAACATTGCCGCCAATCCCAGTCCAAGTATGATAGATATCATAATCCACCCTTCCGTAGAATCGAGCATATCTGCAATGCCCATTGTGTATTCTCTTTATCTTTATGAAACATTATCCGTACGAGGAAAGTCTTCCACAATTGGTTGCGCTTTGATAATTGACGTGTCAAGAGGACAAGACGATGATTCGGCCTGATATTTATAACACGTTTCGTTTTGATCCTTGTAAACGACATCTTGGTTATAAGGAGATGGAAACTTCATCACAATGCGCGGTTCCGGAGATGTCAAATAGACATATAATATACCAACGGCAAAAGCACCCAAAAAATAGCCGGCATGAATTCGATCTAACATCTTTATTTTTGCTATATGTTTTTTATTGGATGGTTATGCATCGTGAAATAGCATTCCACAAAGCTGTTCTTTGGTAGCCGTCTTATAAGAAGGTGGAAGAGCTTCTGCGTAATCTGGGTTCGCATCAAGCACACGTATAATGTCATTTTTGCTTAGATAATGGGAAGTCAAATGTCGTTTCATAGCACATTCATCTGCTGTTTTAAAACTAAATCCAGTATTTGATAACATATCACGGACCCATTGTTTCTTCGCACGATCCTTGTTAGTGATCGGTTTAATCTCTTCTGATGCACGCGGCACTTCTTCAACATAAAGGGTCTTGTTTATTTCGGTCTCTGGGGGTGTCTCCGGTTCTTTCTTTTTATCTACTTTCTTTCCCACATTTTGTTTATTTGATATTCGTACTTCACCTGGAGTTGTAATTGAAAAGGAAGGCATGGATTCAATCTTCTGTCTTATTTTCAACCGACGCGAATGATCTTTGTGTGAAAAGTTCTTAAATACCTTTACGATTTCTTGGTTTCGTTTACTTTTTTCTAATGTGGGTATTTCATGAGCGGTATTCTGTGAATCCATATAAATAGTATACGCCATCTTTTCGTCATATATATCTTGCTCTTTTGAAATCACGGCTTTGTATGTTTTGTCATCTTGTTCTCTATCTTGTTTCAGTTTAGTTTGAAGTGAAGTTAACTCCTTATTGTAAGAATCTATCACCGTATTTGTAGGAGCACTCGGTTTCCACAGCACTTCTTCTCGCAGAGCATATAATTCTGTGGGAGTTCGAAGTTCTGATGCTTTCATTTTGTAGTATACAGGTGGAATAAGTGTCACAGTTTGTTTTGACTCAGGATATGTCATTGATTGACTTGACAATACCAGCGGCTTTCTTGTTCCTTTTACGTATTGAACATATTTCAAAAAGGAAGACATATAATCAACCATCTATATCTATACTAGTCCATTATTTTTATTTTTGTTGTGTTTTTTCGACGGGATGAATACTGCTTAACCAAATATACAATCAATCAAAGCAAAAAGGTAATAACATAAAATAGCTAAAGCAATGCTTATAACACCTAAAGAAAATACAGTGCTCTCATCGTGTACACCATAAGATCGTATATTTCCTTCTTTATCAAATAGAATAGCAGGTTTAGCAACAATTAATACACTCATGACCAATAAATAAAACACTATGCTATACACTATTCGTTTACCATACATTTCCAATCTATTTAATCTACACTCATATAAAAAATGATATGGTTCATTTGTGCGTGTATGACTATCATATTGTTATGTATTTACATGTTATTTTATCGTAATAAAGAACCATTTTCAGACTTGCGTCCAACTTCTCTTAGACCCACGGTGTCTTATGTTCAAAGACCAATAATAACGATTTCAAAAAGATCGGATGAAACGGACTCGCAATTAGATGAACTCGTCTATCGTCGGTCGATTTTCAGCTTAGTCGACGAGAATGAATATCTGATTCATTCTAAATCTGATTTTTCATATACAGATGCTTTACGAATATGGATGATTCCTTCTGAAAAGCGATCGCCTATTGCTAGCATGATGAAAAGTTCTAGAAAAATGTTCTTCTTCACCAAAGTAGATAGCCGCTACAATACCGTATATGATATACCGCCATCATCCAATATAGTATATGTTTATCCAGAAGAACAGGTTCTGGGAGAACGCACACTAGAAGCTTGTCAACTCCTCGAGGAATGTGAAGTTGATTCTAAATACAAAGGATGCGATTATAACTGGAAAACGTTCAAATGGACACAACAACAATCCTACCAGGAAGCTATTTCTCAACTTTCAGCTGGAAGTATCGTGGCTTGTCTTCTTAATGATGAAAGTCCAGTTTGGGACCTATTATTAAAAACAGGCTTTAAATGGATACAATACGATAAAATAAGTACATCTACCATTCAAGCGTCCATTCCATTTGCTTATATTTCGATGCATACGATTGAAACAAATACACGTAATCCTAAAGTAGCTAAACCACCGCTTCGAACAACCGGTAATGCAGTATGCATAGATACTTGCATCATTCTTAATAAGCTTTCCGCGGCTTCTACGGAAGTCATCCAAGATATACTCTTCTCGGCAAATCAACCTACACGTAATAATGAATATACGAAATACTTTACGTTCATGGACGAATCATTGACAGATATGAACGAATATAACAAGGGTCTTGTCGAGACATTTGCAACAATACCTACAACAGATCGTTATGCTGTTGTATCACATGAAAGTAGAATAAATGGAACGCGTATTCTTATTGCAAAACCAAATATATTTGAAATTCGTACAGATACTTTTGATCCAGACTGGGGTGTTCAACTTAGGGTAGGTGATCGTATTCTTAGTTCGACGGAATATCTATACGTTGTATCGATAAACGATAATGTATCGATAAACGATAATGTATCGACTGCTATATTAAGAACAGCTTTGCCCTATCCTATTCCATATGAATTTACATTGATTAACAAAGATGTCATATATGACGAATCTCAAAATCGCATGGGTATTTACAAAGACAATCGTATAGACTGGAAAGTAGTTCAGGATGAATGGGATACAACTGAAGATGATGCAAGATTTAAATGTACGACTGACCCAAAAATACTGAATCGACATTTATGCGAAGTATGGGATAGACCATGTGAACTAAACGAAGAATGTCCATTTTACGACGGAAAGGATCTTGGAGGATGTCAGTCGGGAACATGTCAAATGCCTCGCGGAGTACGTCCACGTGGGTTTAGAAAATATGAAGAAGCTGAGAAGGCACTATGCTGGGGGTGTCCTCCAGATGTTAGTCCTGTCGATTGTTGCAAACAACAAGAGACTCCTCAATATGTTTTTACAAATGGTAAAGAAACACGGGATTACCACCTCCCTGATACTGAAGCTGTTAAAAATGAAACAGACACTATAGAGGGTAAACTGTATTCCCTATACGGTGATAAACTGTATTCCCTATACGGTGATAAACTGTATTCACTATACGGTGATAAACTGTATTCCCTATACGGTGATAAACTGTATTCCCTATACGGTGATAAACTGTATTCCCTATACGGTGATAAACTGTATTCTATGGGTTCCATGTTGAATTATAAATTGCAATCAAACCTTCAGTCCATGCCATCGTATGACCAAATCAAAACAAAAATAGAACATACTATCGGACCAACTTTGGCAAAACTATACAGTTGAAGGTGAAATTCATGGTTCAGCTTCTTCATAAAAAATATCGCTTCAAACAGGGATCGAACCTGTGACCTTGACGTTAACAGCGTCACGCTCTGCCGGCTGAGCTATTGAAGCTTTTCCTACCTGCCACCCCCCCGAAGACTCCCCTAACTAGTCTCCACTGTATAGATGAGATTTTTTCTGAAGGAAAATCTCCTAGAGAATAAACGCGATGATCTTACTGGTTATATTATTTATTCTAGCTCTACCCATTCTGTTATTGTACCTATATACTAACAAACAACAAGAAGAAGGATTTTCAGATAGAGACACACTCGTAGATATGGAGGCATTACCCAATGCACCTCTATTTGACTCTCTCATAGATATACAAGCACAGATTACCGATTCAAAAAATAAACAATATGAAGTGTCTTTAGATGAATTCAAAAAACAAGCATCGTCATTGAAAAAAACTACAATCAATACATCTTCGTGGATATCAACTAATAAGAACGACGAATCTATTCAACTTCTTTCAGCAGAAATGAATGCATTATTCCCAGAGTATCCTATTGTTCAAGAAGGAGTACGTATGTGTAAAACAAGTAAATACACAGATTCGTCAGAAGACACATATTATGACATAGAATGGATTTTATATAGATCAGGTAGACAATACGGATTTCATGTAGAAACAGAATTCGTCTTGAAAAACAATACAACTCCCACATTAGTTTCTTTGAGAGTTTGGGGACTAATTCCGGAATTAAACATCCAAAATAAAAACACACCGGTATCTGTATATGCTTCCCCCTATCTTCCATATCAAGACGTAAACCAAATCAAAGATACGCCAGAATTGCACTTAACACATCAACAAGAAGAAGAAATTTATTGCAAAAAAATGAAGGACTTCAAGGATATGTTCGGTATTGTTGGAACTCCTAATAAAGAATACACATGTTCATAAACACTTTCTATTTCTAATCATCTTGATCATCGTCATCATTTTCTCCGACATAATCTGGATCGATAACACTGTTTATGTCTTGATTAATATTATCTATATCTGTGACATCTATTGCGGCATCCAACTGTTGATCCGCCCTGTTTTCATGTGGCATACTATTTGCGGGATCAGTAATATCTACCGTAGGTGTTTCTGTTTTAACCAAATGTATGAGACCCATAGCTTTCAAGCTATCAATGACGGTGTGTTCTTCTACTGCCGTATTCTTTTTCAACATCATATTTTTGAGTTTCTCCTGTTCTCGACTGGTATCAGCAATTTGACGCAATTCAACATAAGACAGCATTCCTCGATTAATTGTCTCAATATATTGAGTCCACATAGATAAAAACACTTCTCCAATCTGTACTCTTTCTTCAACTCTGAAGCGATTAACTCCTTGTCGAACAGAAGAAGAAATAGCAGCGATCCAGTTTGTATCGTCTTCGTATATATTCTTTTTGACATCATCTACGACCAACGACCACAAAAGGTAGTACATTGTCTTCAAATTCCTATAATGATATACGTAAATTGTATCAGACATATCCGATTCATCATTATGTATAGGTATCAATGTTGGTATTGAAATTATGTTCTCGAGAATAAATTCGGCAGACCTTTTATTAGCACCAGCAAGTGGCATGTTGCCAAACCAAGACCTACCCACTATTCGACGAATGTCATATTTTGAGAAACTATCTATCGCTCGAATGAAAGAAGGATACTGCTCTACAGATACATCTGCTTTAATAATATATGACTCCAATTTATCGTATAAATCGTTTGCAGGAGTTGATAAAGATCGTGTTATATCCCATAACTCTGTAAACAGATCCTTCAGTTCAATCGAAATTTCATTTGCATCCTTTGTTTTAAAAACAGGATCTTGATCAAGTAGAGCGTTTGTATTTAAAATAATATCAAAAGGAGCCTCTATCTTTGTTGATGTCTCTTTCCATTTTAGATGATGCACCTTCTTTCTTGATACCGGTAAAAACATAGATTCATTCGCATTTCTATCTCGAAACACACTTGTCATCTTAGTATTCACTTGTATCTCTGCTGGAATGGAAGTGACCTCTTTCGAAACTACCGAACTCTCAGATTCTTGAATAGATCGCAAGCAACAGCTGTTTAATTCCGTAATTCTATTTCCATATCGTTTCAACGGCTTTTGTTTTGAAACTTCACCGTATATCGACTGTAATTCAACAGACACATCATTGAAACGTGACAACTCCTGAACCGGTCGAAGAGGTGGTCTAAAACGATTGTTCTTTTTGTTCGTGCTGGAAGTAGGAACCATTTCTTTTACAGGTGTAGCATCGATTCTAGCTTGATAAATGGGTCGTCTTGATAAGATGATTTTGTGTAAATCTCCCAGCATTTTACTTAAATTTGCATCTTTCATCAAGTCTGTATATGTTGCATTAAGCAATGCCGCCATCATTGTATGTAAATCAACAATGGAATAAGAAGTTGGATTATAAGGCCCTGGTAGTTCTAACTCTGGTAAAACGCGTATTATAATTGATATAAAAGAGGCGATAATTGTTATTATGGTTTTATTCTCAAACTCCTCTCTTTTTTTCGTATCTGGATATAAATCCATTAATTTCTGCTTATACCCACGAGCCTTGTCTTTTTTATCGTCTAATGCCGCTTTAGATTTGGACCTTTCCTTTTCTTTATGTCGATACATACCATCGACAATGAAACTCATAATATCTGGAATATTCTCAATAATAGCACGCGAATCATCTTCTGGGATTCGGCCTTGGATGTTTAATCCTGATAAAATTGAATTAAGAAATTGTGTTGATACATCGGATGTCTCATCGGATATCTTCGTTTGCATCCAATCACTATACCCATCCAATATATCTTCAATATCGTATATCCATTCTTCCTCTATTTCAAGAATATGCGGATCGATTGCTTTCTGTATATGATAAATGAATCGTTCAGGAGCGAGTTCTTTCGGTAATTCCGCTTCAGATAAATGTTTTTCTAAAGAAGGTACATTTCGAATTCCTTCTAAAATAGGTATGATTCTATGCAAAGTCTCGATCTCTTTTTGCTTCTGGAAATAATCCCTATTTTCGAGTAGCTTTTCAGCCGAATCAATATACAACGTACGAATAGCGTTCAAATGGCGTTCTATAGAAACGCGTCTTTCAGAATCGAGAGTACCTATGTTCACCCATTGATAGTGATGCCTATAATACAGATCAGTTTTAGGTTTTTCCGAACGTATTTTAGACGAATAATGGTTAGTGCATGTTGCGTATGTACCCTCCCATTCGACGATAAGTTTATCCTGATCTTTTGATAATGCCTCAATATTTTCATATTCTTGTTTCAAATCTAATTCGTTCACGTTCAATATTACATTGGCGACATTTTGCTCCTGTTCCCTTTCTTTTTCTAGACGAACCAATGAACGACGCAACTCGTCTACATTGAGATTGGGATATTTCTCTTTATAAGCCTTTATCTGCTCAGAATAAAGATGCAGATACAATAATTGAACTTGATCAACCTTATATAGTGTTCTGAACAAATCCAACTCATATAATCGATGTAGATCTGGATCTATGTTATACTTCTTACGTATCCATTGATACAATTCTTTAAAATCATCATCTATCATCTTTACCGGTTGATTATGACGATCCAATTTAGCAGATTCTCCGACTCCTCTTTCAAACCAATCAGAATGATTTAAAACTTCCTGTTCGTTTTCAGTTGGTTGAGCCGGAAGAAATTTAAATCGTTCGTCTAATACTCCGAAATAGATTCTTTCTATCCGAGAAGGAATGGCTAGTTCGAATAATTTATGAACAGGTTGCTCTCCTCTTAAAATATGTAAAGGACCGCCTATTCGATTCCATGGATTCGAATTCATACTAAATATTAAAACATCATTCCTCTCTGTGGTCTTATAAAACAGCATATTTGTGCTAAGTGTATCATTATAAGCTCGAAGTGAATACGGCAATTCTATTTGAATGTTCATGTCATATAGATTCGATATCCGGCCTTTTAGTTCATTTTCTTGAAGAGAGCCATCTTCTTTGTAGTAAGGAGCTTGAAAACGAATAATGATGTCATCACCTTCTTCCATTTGACTGATAGTATTGACGTATTCGTCGAGTGATACAGTATCGAATGGAGTTCCTGGTCTGGCTAGACCTTGTAACGAAATATCATCTCCCTCATAATTCATACTCTTTCCTAGACATCGAATAGGAACAGTATCATCTAATAATGCATCGGTGTCTTTGTCATCGATTGTCCAGTTAGAGAGTCCATTATTATTTTCAAAGGGAACCCCTGCTTTGGCTAACCTTCTTTGCCTATTTTGGTAGCTTTCCTTTGTTTTTCGAATAATGAATCTTTCTTCAAGATATGTATCATCCATAGACTTTTTGATTTTTCCATCAATAATCGGTATGTAATGAGTATCCTTTTCAAGAGTAGGATATAATACATTAATTATGCTTTCAGCATAGGCTTTTACCGTTCTTTTCAGGTATGTTTCCGGAGGTAATGTACCAAATAATTTCGTTTCTATATCCTCTCGAGAAAGATCAATTATGTCAACTGGTCGTTCTTCTGTAACTAAAACAGTCCCAATTTCATCAGAAAATTCGATCATGGTTTCATGAATAATACTTTCATCCCAGTCTCCGATGATCTCTTTTTGAGAAACCGATTTTTCTATTTTTTGGAATATAACCTCTAAATCCTCTTCGTTGAATCGTGTTAGTGTTGAATCCGGTAATAATTGTACCAATGGCTCCCACCTATGATCTTTCACCTTAATCAGAATACAGTATAAGCCGTCTGCAGTTTTTGTTGTTTTAGAAAAACCATGTGCCTCATCCCATGTAATGATGAACACTGAATATAAACGTTCTAATACATATTTTAATAAATCATCGTCCGGTGATTGGTCTTTCTCTAACGCCTTTTCAAAATCTTTAAGGGTTTTCTCAGATTCGGTTTTCAAAATATCCCATTCTGGATTATTATCTGCGACTGCCTTTTTAAATTCACGAAGAACTTTACGTCGAACTTTATTCGCTTTTACCTCTTTCACATCCTGTGCCGATGATGCATAATCCTTCTCTAAAGCAAAAAGAAATGCATGAATAAAGCTATTACTGTCATCAATGACACCTACGCGTTTCCAAGATTCATCGAAAATAGTGTTTATATCGGGAGGAATAAGGCCTTTAATATCAGGTCTTAATGGACGCATCAGGCTACTCTATACTGACGTTTTATTTTTACGTTTTATGTTATTTGTTCAGTCGCATGAATTCAGTCACATCTTCATATTCATCTACACGCAATCCAGAAAAGGATATCCAGTTTTGAGTCAAGAGTGTAAGGTCTTGTAAGATTTCCTGGCTTCCGGCCATGATCCATGTTTTCACACGATCGATATCCTGTTCTTCATAGAATCGCCACATGAGGGTCATCGATTTTTCGAGGGGATGAGGCACGTAGTAACCAACATATTCCAGAATACTATTGTTGTGAATAAATCGACGATAAAACTCGGATTGAATGTAATTTCCCAGAGTATGTCCCTCGTTCTTGACCGACATTTCGAAATAGTTCGGACTTCCAGCCGTTTTAATATTGATGAGTTTTTTGTCTTCTTGGTCGGTCATGAGGGATTTACGGAATGTCTCGATCTTATCAAGCAGAATAACGAGTCCCTTGAATACAATGTAAATTGGATCCATTGCACATTCTGATTCAACATCAAAAATTAGCTCACGTGGTTCATTCGAGTGCTGATGCTTCTTAAAACACCGGTATTTATCCAGAGTATCAAATTTCTTTCGAGCTTCTTCTTTCTTTTCGGGTGTCATGTCTTTCGTCATCTTTTGAAATGTCTCGGCAGCTATGGCTTCATCTACCTTGTTCTTGAAAGTACAGAGAGAAACAGGAGAGAAACCCGCGCCCGATTTCATAGAAGCGATCCCCGATGTCGCATAAGTATGCAGATATAGAGCGTCTCCATTCTCTTTGTCGAATAAATTCGGCTTCAACTTGGTGATCAAAATGGGCTCATCCGTAATCAAATCATGCGGAAACAGGCGGCGTTTTAACGAATCCGGATACGGTTTCCCATCGACATCGTAGATTGTTATATCGTCAGTAGTCACCAACATGATCTCGTTAGTTGTGTTTTTTTTGTTAATCTCGAAAAGATAATTGGTTTTCTGGAAATTAAGGATCTCATTTGGATGAAAGCAAATCGGGATTTGTGACAAGCGGTGACTCAACATCTCATTGTGTAGGGGACACGTGTTCTCTTTGATATCAACATCCTGATCAGCCTCGTTGTTCTGATCGAAACGAATGCCAACATTCGGAATCTCAGATAAGATAATACGACGGAGACTATTCGATAAAGCTAGTTCAATATCATGTAACTCGAATCGAATTTTCTTAGCAGGTACGATAATTTCTAGATTTACAAATGGCATCTTCTTACAAGACTACAGTGTTATACTTCTCTCCTATTTTTTTTAAGTGGTTTTCGCGTCATAAATCGTATTTTTCTTATCCAACAAGTTAATCAAATGAAAACGAAACCCGTTTTGTTTATCAGTCAATATTGTGAACATTCTAAATATGCTATGGATATTCTCAACAAGAAGGGACTGCGAAGCCACTTGCTTATAATCAATGTGGATAAACATACATCGAACCTGCCTAAATTTTTGACTCGTGTTCCAACCATTCTTACCGAAGATAAACAGGTTTTAGAAGACAAAGCCGTATTCGATTTCATTCAAATTATTGTCAATCATTGTATTAACGAAGAAATCAAGCCTTTTTACGCAGCAGAGATGGGATCTCATGTAACTGATCAATATTCATACATTGATTCTTCTATTACTGTCGATTCCGAACGATCGTTTTCTTGTGTGAACACGGACTTCAAAATTCCCACCCCAAAAGAAGACGATTTCAAGGGAACACGCAGTTCTAAATCGATGGATAAGTATATAGCGGAAAGAGAAAACGACATTAAACAAATGGGTGCAACAGCTCCTCCTGATGGTCTTTCTAGGAATCTTTTCCGTACATAGAGTAAATGGATTTTGAAGTAGATACTGCGACTCTCTTATTGTCAGTAGCGTCTGTTCTCATTATACTATATATGATCATGTACCCACCACAAAGTTCTAGAGAGAAGTTCGTTGCTGTAGAAGCAAGCGGAGGAGGAGCTGGAATAACAGATATCGCGGGTAATATTCAAAAGATGCAAAAATCATTTGACACTATTGCATCAAAAATAGATGACATTTCTATCAGTCTACAAGCCGTTGCCGTTAATACACGACCCAACCCACCTTGATGATAGAACACAAAGGGATATAAAGAACGGACTCTTTAATATTCTAAAATGTCTTTGCCAAATAAACAGACGTTGATTACACTATTCAATCGGAAATTCAATGAGTTTCTAGATGATTTAATTAGAACATTCCCCGAAGATCGAGACTTTCGAAAGTTTAAAACAAGTGTCAATCTCTTCTTGACGATGGATGAAAGAAAGTTACAGACGGTTTTTAATTTGGCTATTCAGAAATATAAAGAACCCATTCAAAACAAAGACGATTCGGTTTTTCTTAATACTCCATTCGAGGCAATAGAAAAGGAAGGCGGAGAAGCGATTACGGCTGATTTAATCGACAAATTGAAGGGATACTGGACTCAACTCGACGAAAGCAATCGCAATGCCATCTGGGGACATTTAACATTGTTAACTACATTGAGTGATCGGTGTGCCAATGCAAAATAAATAAACAAAAAACGATACCCACTTAAAGTCATTTTTGTATATTTACTCATTCATGAGTGAGAAAGAAGGAGTCGAATCGACCAACAATGTAAACGAATCTTATCAGGTAACCTGTGCTTTTAATCAGGTATTCATTGATCTTATTAAAGACGTGAAGAGCAAGGATAAATCATTGAGTCATACCATCAAAAAGCATTATAATGTATTAGATCGCAAGTCGAGTGAGTATATCACTGAATGGAATACCAACGTGAGCGCTCATAGTGAGTTATGGTTTTCTCTTGATGAAAATCAGATTCTCGAGAATGAAACTGTCCGTGGCATCGAAGTAATTCGAGGTCTCACCGTAGGAGATATTGTGCTCAGTATCGACGTGTCTGAACACAATGTACTCAAGCGCTACTTATTCACGTTATTCCTGTTGTCTCATGTTCTGTTTACTGTCCTCGAAAACAAGGACAATACGGATTCCATGTTAGCCAAGCAAATTCTTATGGTAGTCGCGGGATTAGGGGATGCTGATACGGTGTCGGATCCTCAGACACGATCCATTCTAGATAAATTGGTGCGATTGAAAAGCCAACAAGAGGAAACTTCTTCATCCACTGCTGAAGAAGAATCCAACGGACCTAACACTGCTACCGGAGGATTGCCTCCTAACGCCTTCTTTGAAGACTCAAAGATTGGACAACTCGCCAAAGAGATCACCTCTAAGATTGATATGAGTTCTTTCGAGAACCAAAAACCGGAGGATCTGATGAACATCCAGAATATGTTCAATGGTTCCAACACGGCTATTACTAATATTATCCAACAGGTAGGCAGCACTATTACCGAGAAGATCCAAAAGGGTGAACTTCGACAGGAGGATCTGGTCGCAGATGCCATGTCCCTTATGTCTAAGATGAACTTGAACGGTAATAATAACGGAATGGCGGGTATGATGAAAAACATGATGTCTATGCTCGGGAATATGCAGAAGGGCGGAGGCTCGTCTCGCCGTAAAGAACGCGAAGATGTACGCACTCGTCTCAAAAAGAAAATGGAAGCACGTCGCGGGATTGAAGATGTGAGTGAAAAGCCCTTTACAGAATAATCTTCTAGTAAAACAAAGAGTCACACATGGATGTCATATGGTATAAAAACTCGAACTTTATCTCTAAAGACAATTTTCTCGTATTCTTCCCAACTCCAGATATGAGTATGTCCGCGAAATTAAATGCGGTAATGCGTTTAACTATTTATTTTGGATTACTTACTCTTTTAGTAACGCAGGACATACGAGTCATATATATTGTCATCTTTGTTGGTCTATTGACCGTGGGAATCAATGAAATAGAAAACATAAATCAACAACAAAAAACAGAAACATTCGAAAAAAACAACTGGGCGTTGGATAAACGAGATAATCGTGCATGTATTATGCCTTCTCAGGAAAACCCCTTTATGAACGTGCTTATGAACGAGTATTCACAAGATCCTCAGAGACCCGATGCATGCGATGTTGAAAACAAAAACGTTAAAAAAATGATGAAAACCTATTTTGATACAAATGTCATTCGCGACACGGATGATATCTTCCATAAAAATGCATCAGACAGACAGTTTTATACCACTCCTAATACCGGCATTCCCAATGATCAAGTTGGATTTGCACGCTGGCTGTATTCAACACCTCCCACATGTAAAGAGGGTAATGGCGTGGATTGTTATTCACAACAATACCGTCATTTCAGTGAATAATATGCTATACGAAAGCCCCCGTGTTTTTTTCTTATGTTATGTAAAGATGGCAAATCGTGTTTTTGAACTGGAACATCGCATTGGCGCAGATGATTGTGCTAAGTCTGTCAAAGATATGCAAAATGATTCCATTCAAAATTACAATATATTTCCTTTGTTCCCTACACAAGGGGCGAACGATGCTATATCTGCCGTAACTCAATTTAGTTCCGACAACCACACTAACTTTCGTGATGGTTATGGATTCCTGAATGCATCGACGGTCGATGCCGATTCATCCATTCGCAATGGATCTAAAATCACACACGAAAAATTCAAGACACAATTGAATGGTCGTGTTTTCCAGGCAGTTCCCAATCTAGGTCGAGGTGGATTCATCCCCAATGTTGAATCACGATTGACTCAAGGTGAAAAAACGACTGAACACAAGAGCTGTGGTGCGCTGTCTGAAGTGGTGATTAACCGCTTCATTCCTATGGTACCTTGCTTACGTGACACTGTACAAGACCCAAAGCACATTATCCCTCAGTGGGTGTGGGGTGGTGAGCCTACTCGCGACACTGTGCGACAAGAAGAGTTCCTTAAGGCTCAAGGCTATGTCTTTGATGGAACTGTCTGGCAAAAGAAGATGTGTTGATGATAAATTGTTTTTTGACTAGATATACTTTGATAAATCGTGTATCCACATGAAAAATTACTTAATTGTATTTATTTCTTAAGAGGTGACAAGCGCTTGACTGTCTTCTTAAGAGTGTGCATCAAAGCCGACTTGTTTGTAAGAACGTCGCTAGGAGATGCCTTCTGGACCAAGTCAGACATGTTCATTTTTTCAACATACTCGGGACCCTTCATCACAACAGCAATGATAAGAAGCAGAGCCTGGAGAACCATGAGAGAGCTGAGGACCCATGCAAAGATAGTGCACTGGCCTACTACAACACAGTTGATATTATAGGCGTACAGGAAGAAGACACCTACAGTCACTACACCGGCCACAGCAGTAGCCAAGTGAGGATACACCAAGAACATCAACAGGCCAAGTAACATGCCTACAGCAGCTACAATAAAAGCTTGAAGAGAAAGAGTCAAAGACCCTACAGTAATAGTTGCCGGAACAGATACCATTTATAAAATACAAAGAAAAAAAAATATCTATAGAATAAGAATGAGTTCAAATCGCCTCAGTTATGACAAATGTGCCTATAAGCAATCTCTTCTCCAGAGTGTGGCCCCAGTCGAGTTCAGCCTTGATCCTATCGCATATGAACATTGCAATAAGTGTCGACCCGAATTAGGCATCGTCGGTGGCAGTGCCGTATCTCACATCAATGGTAATTTGGTAGATCTCGAAAACGATCTTCGGGGACAGACGCGACCTCTCACAAAATGCCCCACCTACATGTATACCCCGCCTCAAGGTCATTTACTAGAGAGCAAGGAGTACATTAAGCCCGTTCAACACCCGGTTATTGACACTCGCATGAATCATCTTCCGGCATGCCAGTTGTTCGATTATGCTGAAGTACCCACTGCTCCCGTCGTCCAGCCAGCAACCTGCCCTGGTCCGGCTCATGTACATGCCCATGCTGCTTCCCATTTGCATGCAGAAAAGCACTAGATAAGTGACTCTTATGCAAAATAAAAATATCAATCTAAGTAAAGTAATCCAAAATGAGTTTTAGTCGTATGGGTTACGATGAAGGCGCATATCAACATTATCTTAGAGAAACAACTGGATCAGGAGCCTACATGCTTCAGACACCCCGAGTCGACTGTGAAGGGTGTTTTTACCCGAACCCACGCATTCGCATCGATCGATATGGTGGTGCCGTATGTGATAAAAATCTGATTGATGTTGATTCAGAGCTGATTGGAATCACACGCCGAAATTCGAGGTGTCCGACCGAACGCTACATCCCTACTGGAAAGGAATTCTGTAAAACCGCTCCCATGAAAGACTGCTATATTCTTGATCCGGAAGATACACGTATTAGCAATCCGCCATGTACCTTGAGATCCACCGGATGGAATCGATGGGAATGGTTGTGTCAAAATCCCCAAGATCATGCGGTTGTTCCCTTTCAATTTCTGATTAACAACCAGCAGATTATGAAAGATAACCATCGGCCTCTTATCCCGACCCCCCTCGATCAGAACACGGGACTCCCGCCTTCAACAGAAGCATGCCCCGACAACACACCCGCACCATTAGATTTACCTGTTCCTCAACCCGACCAGTTGTGGCAACGATGTGATGTTATCTCTAAATATTAGCTAATAGTAATATGAAAGAACTCTTTCTTTGTTTTTTATGCATTCTGTCTGTTCTGATATGTGTTTATGTTTACATAGTGAACTGGTGGACAGAACCATTTATAGGTACACGAAATCTATGTCCAACACGTAATATGTCATATGATCTTCGAGGAGATATTCCGATACAACGACAGGGTGGTGTATGGCTCAATTCAGAGATAGGTGTTATGTCCGATGATCCTGATATGTGTAATTTTAGGAAGTAGTGGGATGTTGTTGTAAGGAACAAATGGATGTTTTTTTAACTGTGCGATAAATATATGGAATACATGCAACGCTCAGTACTTCACACAACATTTATTTTAATCGGGGTTTTAGCCATTTTATATGGTTCTTCCCTATTAGAACAGTCACATGCAGAATACTACGTGCCTGCAAAGATAACCAAAGTTGATTCAAAAGAATACATGGGCAGACTAGAAAACTTACTTCATGTTTCATATGAAGTCGATGATCAAAAATATACGAAAACACTTCGCACAAGTGATTGTGTTTTTTTCGAAGAACAGATTGTACATTTGGTATATAATACCGATCCTGAAGACGCAGAATTTCCTAACATGACACTATATGTAGATGCATGGTCTTGTATTGGATTTGGTGCGATGCTAATTCTCGTATAAAAATATGTGGTATACTATTAGACAATACATATGTTACCATTATATATTTTACTTACATTAACCGGTGTAGGGTATTATCTTTCTAAAAATAGCATCCAGCGATCTAGCGAATCTAATGATGCGCCGTCTTCTAGTGATACCCCGTCGATGAACTCAGTATATGACTCTGATTACAGCAGAAAAGCTGAAGCTTCTACACAAGCTCTCGCGGCATTGGCTTTCCAAGAAGGCCAGGAACCCTATAAGACCGGCGTTATCTCTAAGAATTACCGAAATAATAACGAGGCAAGCAGCGTCATTACAAGTCGTCTTTCAGGAGTCGAGCTTCCTAAAGAGGAGTTCACGCATAACAATATGGTCCCTTTCTTCGGAGGGAGTATCAAACAGAGTCTAAATGAAAACGCGTCCTCTACTATCTTGTCAAATTATACCGGAGTCAACCCGCTTCAATTCAGCAAACAAGAGGTGGAAACCTTCTCGGACCAAACCCCGGATAACGGAAATGTGTACGGGATGTCGGGGAGTTATCAGTTCGCTCAAGATCGTATGTATGTATCTCGTCTTAAAACCAATCAACAACCCGCTCCCATGAACGTGGGTCCTGGTTTAAATCAAGGATATTCCGCCGATCCGGTCGGAGGATTCCAGCAAACCGATGCCGCCATTTACGCCCAAGGAAAAACAATTGACGAATTGCGAGTAGCTACTAAGCCGCAAGTTACATACGAAGGTCGTATGGTCGATGGGCAGTTTGTGAAGCTCCCCGCTCAAGATGTCGGTGAGGTCAGCAAAAACAAGGTCAATACTTACTTCGAAATGGGCCCAGATCGCTATTTCACTACGGTAGGTGCGAATACCAAGGATAAAGAACGCCCTGAACAATTATTGAAGTGTACGGCACGCGAAGTCACTTCTACTGAATCTTATCAAGGAGGTGCCTATGCACCCCGAGGCACTGAAACGCGACCAGATGTTCAGGATACGGTTCGTCAGAACTTGGAAGACTTCGGAGTTCGAAATGCTAACACTTCTACATATGGTACCGGAGAAGAAGATGATTACAGTCGAAAGGCCTATGTTACCTATACCAATGCCCGTGATCTGACGGCATGTCGTACCTATGAAGGTAACCTGGTTACGGCGGTTAAATCCTGGATCGCACCCTTTACCGATGTGGCGCGTTCTACTACCAAGGAATATACTGTAGCCGCCGCACGAACTTACGGAAGCATGAGCATCCAAATTCCCTCTAAACTTACGATCTACGACCCCAATGATGTAGCGCGAACCACTATCAAAGAAACTCTTATCCACGATGAACAAGTGGGTAATGTGAAGGGGAGCACTCTGTTGACCGTATACGATCCCGATGAGATTGCTCGTGTCACGACGAGAGAAACCATGCCTACAAACGATAGCGTCATCAACGTGCGACGTGTAGCAAACAAAGGCAAGGTTCATGATCCCAATGATGTCGCGCGTACAACAACCAAAGAAACCACCATTGACGATACATATCAGAGTGGTCCGAATACAACTCAGGCCGGCAATGCGTATATCACTACAGAATGGGATGCCAAGATGACCCAGAAACAATTTTTGTCGGATAACGAATACCAAGGAGATGCATACCGATATGATGCTCTCGTGGGTGCATATGAAAATGAGGTATATGATATGAAAGCCACTCAGAAGCAATTCACATCAGATAATGACTATTACGGAACTAGCAAGAGCTTTTTGGATAGACCCGTTTCCACCACGAATTATGATAATGCGGTTATTAATCACACCAAGGAACTGCTAGAAAAGAATCGCGACCCTACGCAGAATAGCGTCAAGTTGGCAGCCGGAAAAGATACTGTTCAAGTCAATGTTGTCAAACGTGAGTCAAATGTCAGCTCCGAACGCCTAGTCAATAACCGTAATCACATAACGAATGTTCCTGTTTCAAAGGATATTATCGATATTACTAAAAATCATAAGTCTTATCCGGACGATGGCCGCTTGGACCCTGGTATTCTCAAGGCGTTCAAAGAAAATCCATATACTCAATCATTGCATAGCACCTATTAAGCTGATTTTTTCTCCAACTTTTCAAGGCGTTCATTTACGTCTTTGACGGTCTCGATCAATACCGGAATGAGTTGAGTGTAATCTAAACTCTTGGTACCGTCCTCATCTTCAGAAACCATTTCAGGGAATTCTTTCTCAAGGTATTGAGCGATAAGTCCGTAATGTTGTTTCTGATCTGCTTTCAGTTTGTATTTATACCCGTCGATACGTTTGATTTTTTCAAGCATGTTTTTGCTATCGAGTTTTTTGATGTCTTCTTTCATGTTGATATCTGACCACCAGTAGAAACCGGCTCTAGAGTAGAAGGCATACGCACCTACACCGCCCCACCAAGACCAGAGACCCCAATCAGGATAAATGGCACCTGATACACCCATGCTATTGGCGTGATACGTATATCCGTCAGCACGGAAGTAGTGACGCAGAGTTCCTTCACCTGCACAGTTACCCATACGGCAAGAATCTCCCCAAATTTGGAAACTCTCATCCCAATCATCATTAATCGTCAGCCGAAGATGGTTATTATTACCACCGTAATTTCGTTTTTCTAAATAGTAGGGATCAGAATTGTTACCCCACCAATCGGGATTGGTATTGCGATTCACGTCACTGAAAAACAGTTTGTTTTGGACATTCAGACTACCATTGACGTTTGTTGAAGAACCAATGTTTACAGTGGGCCATTGTCCGTATGCGTTAATATTGAGCCATCCGTTTTCAGTCAAGGCTTCTCCGCGATTTTTGAAGCCGACGTGAGAACCTGTCGCTCTTAAATTTCCTGATGCATCCACCATATTATTCAATTGAGTACATTTGGTTCCCAGATTCTCTTCCATATCTTTTGCAGCCTTCTTAACAGCTTGATCCATTGTTAAGTATTGGGCATCCAATTTACTAGAAATTGACGAGATCTTGCCGATATTTGTCATACTGTCTGTCGTCAGACAATTGTTTGTATCCCCGACACAGACCGTATTACCGGTCACGGAACCCGTTGCGAGTAATCCAGAATTGACATTTACATTTTTGAATTGACTCGTACCAGGTGGATTAATGCGCAATGCCCCATCACTAGTGAAATCAAATGCGTTTTGGCCGTTAATCGTATAAATCGGTGCATCAATTGATTGACTTACCTTGACTTTATCATCCATTGTAATGCTGCGTGGGTTTCCAGATTGTGACATACCCTTGATGTGAAGGGTATTCGTATCGGCAAAGACATCTCCTGCTCCCGTGCTGGCACCTTGCATCTCTGCACCAAAGGTGATTTTTGCAGGATTTTGACTATTTGCCATCATTTTAATTGAATTATTCATATCCAATTCAGATGGAATACTGACCTTTTCAGATAGACTATTCAACATAAGGATTTTCTGGAAATCGGTTACGTTCTTTGAAAAGTCAGCAGCATCATTAGATATATCTCGATTTCTGTGTGCATTTTGAAGATTTGTAACATCAACCGAGTTTGCAATGAATTGTTCCTTAGTTGGAATACATTCTCTACTAGACATATACATTAGAGTTATGACAAATAACACAACCAACACAAGTAAGACACCAAGGGATTGGTCCATTTACATATAAGCATATTTTTTACAGTACGTATAAATCGCCTTTCTTTTTATATACATGAACAAAAATGAAAGGAAAAGCAACTAGTGTTCGACTTTTAGAGTCGAAAGAAGAACTCTACACCGGGCAATTTTGTCAGACTTGTAAAGGTCTGTTCTTATCAGGATTTCAAGCTATGTTTCAATCCGTCAAAGAGAAGAACAAAGTCCCACGTATGATTTTGAAAGAATTCCAAAATATGCTTAGTCTTATTCCACAATGGTCTTCTATGATCGTTGAAAAGGAAGAAGAACGCTTTAAAGCGATGGCACGATGTGAATGGCTTGAAGAACTCTTAAAGGGAATCTATGTCGTGAACATACAGATTCTTACTCACTTGTCCAGTGGTAAATCCAAGCATATCAAGGTCAATGTCCCTTCATTACGTGTATTTATTCACCGTTGTTATGTCGCAATGGCTAGAGTGTTTTGGAAAAAACCCTTTGTATTTGTTCATTCATCTACCCTCGAACAACAAAAAAACCTGGCAGAAATAGAGAACGACATCACCGCATGTATCCGCGAAACCATCCGCGAATCCCTTCCCTTTAAAGATATTTTAGGTATTGTACTTCATCCCGATGATCTAACAAGCGACAACTCAGAATCATCGGACTCTTCTTCCTCTGAATCATCGGACTCTTCTTCATCCGACTCTGATTCTAATGAAGATGAAAGTGATGACGATTCTGATAAAGATGAAGAAGAATCCGATAGTGAGTTTGAAAAAGACCAAAGAAACCAGGATAAAGGAGTTAAACATATAGACAAAGTAGAACCAATAGAACTAAGAGAGATAGTCGTTGAAAATGAAGCAACTGCAAAATCAAGAGATCACGTTGAACTAGAAGAAGGTGCTAAGGTATCGCCTGATGGCGACAATGATAAGGTATCGCGTGAAGAGGACGATAAGGTATCGCCTGAAGACGACGATGATAAGGGATCGCCTGAGGACGACGATGATAAGGGATCGCCTGAGGACGACGATGATAAGGGATCGCCTGAGGAAGACACGGTATCACCTGAAGACGATAAAGGATCGCCTGAAGATGTTAAGGTATCAACTGATGAGGAGGATAAGGTATCGGCTGATGATGATAAGGGATCGCGTGAAGAGGATAAGGTATCACCTGAGGAGGATGATAAGGTATCACCTGAGGAGGATGATAAGGTATCACCTGAGGAGGATGATAAGGTATCGCCTGATGACGATAAGGTATCACATGAGGATGATGAGAGATCGGCTGAGGAGGAGAATAAGGGATCGCCTGAGAAGGAGGATAAGGCATCACCTGAGAAGGAGAATAAGGCATCACCTGAGGACGATAAAGTAGAAGATGATGATATTAATATTGATTTATGCAAGCCTATTGACAGTACTATGCAAGACATGGCACTTTATGATCATATTACAACTAGAGTTGATCCGCAATTTGTACAGGAATCTCTTCCTTCATCTACTGAGACAATGTCCTTGATTGTACCTCCGATTCATGCTGACTCTGAGGATAATATCACTGTGAAAAAGTTAGATTACCTTCCTCCGAATCCATCTATTCAAACTACACCAGAACATACGCCTATAGCTACAACACCCATTTCTGAAACACGTGAAATAGTTATCGAAGAAAAGAAAAACAAACTTTCTAAGCACGCTATGAAACGATTCCTTGGAATTGAACATGTAGAATCGATGCCTGAAAATAAAAATAAACTGAAGAAACTTCTGTTGCAAAAATTCTTAGAAGCGTAAGCGTTTATATAACACAAAAAAGAGTCTCTAACTTAGATAAAAAGAAATGAATTCAATTATGATTGCAAGCAGTGTGGCGGTGGTGTTAGCCGGAATTCAATACTATTTCGCAAGACAGAATGCTAAAGATTCAAGTCCGCCTGCTTTAGAAAACACATTTTATACATTTGCCGCTAGTTTTGGATTGGTTTACATCATTCTCTATGCTATTGAAGACGAAAGATCCGCTGCGCTAAAAGAGATGGAGGTCGGTGAGCCGAATTTCTAATTCGTCATTTTTCAGTGAGCCGAATTTCTAATTCGTCATTTTTCAGTGAGCCGAATTTCTAATTCGTCATTTTTCAGTGAGCCGAATTTCTAGTATAAAAAATATTGCGTATCTATAGTCATGAAACTCGAGCTAAAAAAATTCGATATGTCCAAAATTGCAGACGATAAAGTCATTTGTATGTTAGCTAAACGTGGATCGGGTAAATCTTTTCTTATTCGAGATCTCATGTATTACCACAGTGATATTCCTATAGGAACCGTCATCTCGCCTACTGAGAGTTCTAATAAATTCTTTGGTGATTTCGTGCCAGGAGTGTTCATTCATGACGAGTATGCACCAGGCATCATTGAAAATATAAACAAACGACAAAAAATGATCATGCAAAAAGTAAACGAAGAAGAAGCCATATACGGTCAAACTAAAATAGATCCTAGAACTTTTGTCATCTTAGATGATTGTTTATATGATAATTCATGGGTACGTGATAAGAACATGCGCTCTATCTTCATGAACGGAAGACATAGCAAGATTCTATTCGCCTTTACATCCCAATTTCCTCTAGGCATCCCTCCTTCTCTTCGTACTAACATCGATTATGTCTTTATTCTACGTGAAAATATCGTCTCTAATCGAAAGCGCATTTACGATCATTATGCCGGGATGTTTCCGACTTTTGACGTATTTTGTCAAGTACTCGATCAAGTAACGCAAAATTTTGAATGCATGGTTATAGACAATACCGCGAAATCAAATAAACTTGAAGATCAAGTCTTCTGGTACAAAGCAGAAACTCGGCCTCAATTTAGAATAGGTGCACCACAATTTTGGATCAATAACCAATCAAGAGTATTGGCTAAAGACGAAGATGAAGAACCCTATGATCCTAATGCCATGAAGACGCGACGACTCGGACCTCCCATCAAAGTACATAAAGCCTATATGTGATAAAAAAGGATTTAAATCAGATGCTATATCTACCTTAAAGCTGACGGATACTATGCCTCCTAAGAAAATCTCTGCCTCTGCCTCTACTATTCCTGATCTTGATACTATTTCAAGTTTCAGTAATGACGAATTAGGCAAATGGCTTGTGAAAATGGCTACTGCTTACTATAAAGAAGGCTCTCAGCCTATCGCTTCTGACGAAATTTATGATGCTATGAAAGAACTCCTGGAAACCCGGGATCCTCATCACCCGGCTCTCACTAAACTCAGTCATGCAGGCATTAAGCATGTGTTCGGAAAAAAAAACAAAATGACTCTCCCTTTTACGATGGGTAGTCTTGACAAAATCAAAGCGGATCCTGCGGTTCTCTCGCGATTTATCAGGGATTTCCCAGGTACATATCTCGTCTCGGATAAACTCGACGGAATTTCCGCCTTATTCTGTGAAAATTCCCTTTATACCCGGGGAAACGGCGTAATTGGACACGATATTTCTAATGCTCTACCCTATCTACGCGGGATCCCTTCGAAGGGATCCGTATCGATCGTCGTACGCGGCGAACTGCTTCTGTCTAAAGTCCATTGGAGCCAAATAGAATCCGAAAGCGGAGGTAGCAATCCCCGTAATGTCGTTGCTGGTATCATGAACGCCAAAACACCCGATTTACGTATTATGCGACTCATCGATTTTGTGGCATATGAAGTCATTCAACCGGCGGGCTTGAGCCCGTCTGAACAAATGGCGCTGTTACAAACCAGCGGCTTCCACGTCGTCGAGCACATTCGCATCGATGAATCTCAAATGAATGTCGAGTTCTTATCGCAATATTTGGTTTCACGCAAAGCCAATAGCCCTTTTGTGGTTGATGGAGTTGTTGTCTATCATGATCAACCCCACTCTCGAAATGTATCTGGAAATCCCGATTACGCTTTTGCCTTTAAGAGTCTCGTGACTCAAGACCAGGTCGAAGCCACTGTCGGTGAAGTCGAATGGAACGTATCTAAAGATGGACTCGCTAAACCGATTGCCAAGTTAGCCGAACCCGTCGTCATTGACGGGGTTGAAATCCGGCAAGCTACTCTCTTTAATGCGGCCTTTGTAGAGACTCATCGTGTAGGACCCGGATCACGTGTTATCGTGATTCGTGCCGGCGATGTTATCCCCCATATTCTTCGTGTTGTGACCCAAACCACCGCGTCGTTTCCGACGGCATTCGAGTGGGCGTGGAATGCAACACATGTTGATATCATTGCCACTGCCCCTGAAGAGCGTGCGCTCACCCAGCTCATCCACTTCTTCGACAAAATCGATGCTGTTGGCGTGAGTGAAGGAGTGATCACAAAACTCTACGAAAACGGCTATACAACTGTCAAAGCCATCTTAGGCATGACAGTCACCGATTTCCTTAAAATTGAAGGCTTCAAAGAAAAGCTAGCGACTAAACTCACCGAGTCTATTCGTTTAGCTATGTCTAAAGCATCATCTGATCCGGTTACTATCTTAGTGGCCAGTAACGCTTTCGGACGTGGTTTCGGTAAACGCCGATTTGATCTAATCTTCTCTCATATTCCAGATATGGAAAAAGCGACAGTAGAGTCTCTTATCGCCATCCCCGGCATTGAAGAAAAAACAGCGACTGCCTTCTTAGAAGGCATTCCGCGATACAAAACCTTTGTTCGCGAGAATCGACTCCAAGCCTATCTGCAAATGCAAATGAAACCTGCACCCGTGCAAGAAGAAACCAAGCAACTGATTCCCCAAACGTGGGCCGGTAAGACCGTTGTCTTTACCGGATTCCGCGATGCCGCCATGGAAGCGGCTATCGAAGCCCGCGGTGGACGCGTTGGATCCAGTCTGAGTGGAAAGACTACGTATCTAGTCGTCGGCGACAAGCCCGGCTCCAAGGCAGATAAAGCGAAAGAACTCGGTATTCCGATTCTGACACGCGCAGAATTTGAAGCACTTATTAAAAAATAAATAGCAGTCTATAACTTCATGCGATCGATCCCCATTTCACGACCTACATTGCGATTATACCATTGATCGTCTTCTGTTAACGAAGACATCTTGTCTTTAATACCCGGATCAATCATGTTCGATTGGAACAGCTGCTCGTCGTAATAACTACGAGGAACAAAGCGATACTCTACGCGAACATTCTTTTTCAATTCTTGGTACTTCTCTTCATAGATACCGTGCATGACCATGAATATACCTACAACAGTCAAAATCAATACAAAGAGATTCATCTATTGTCAATAGGAGAAATTTACTGACCTTCTTTTTGTTGCAGCCAAGGATCTTTTTCGATGCGTTGATCCTCCGGAACATCATCTTCTTTAATAACTTCAACTGTGAACGCAGGCTTCGAAGCATCAATCTCATTTTCTTTCTTGACCCGTTCATTCTGAAGAAGAGCCTTCTTCATGAGGTCGTCCTTACGTTGCTCATAGTAGGATTCTCGTTGAGCCACGTTAGTCTTGTATTGCTTGACCATAGTGTTTAATTGAGTCTCTGCATATTCTTGGTCTTCTAGCTCGCTCGGATTCGGAGCCCACGGACACCAGCATCCCACTTGCGCAATAAAGATGTTGAACTTGTTATTATCGCGGCGCTTCAACACCTCACTTCGTGCCTGCGCCTCTTTCAACGAATCATAGCATCCACGCACCTTGATACCCCGAATGCTCGTCTGAAACTCATTTTCACTATGATATTGAGATTCTAGATCAGGATTACTCGCTACATAGTTCTGATAATCCGTATGCACAACACTTGCATCAAATACTGATGCATAGCGTTCCCGAATCGAATTGATCCCATCTGTATCATCGGGATACTTATTTGCAAGAGCATCTAACATGGAACTCAAATCCTTAGACATGGACTCAACGTATTTCTGAAAAAAGAAAGCTTCTTTCTTCAAGATCATGTCTTCTGGAGAGATAAATGATAAACATACGAAATTCTGACCTCGAATAGGAGGATCTTGTTCAAGGAAATCTTCTTCTTTACATGAAACGGTTTTAGATACACTCATTTTTGTATACTCACTTATAGAAAGATCCTTTATATGGGTTTCGTTTAGAAATAGTCCTTTTTTTGCATCTTTTTTTCTCAAGATACATTATAAACTAATTACCCATGGCTGATCGTGAATCTAACTTTTCATTTGACCTCAAAGAATTTATTGTGCGTCTTCTCAAGTACTTCGTTGAAGGCTTTGTTGTGTCTATTGCGGCCTACTTCTTCCCCGGAAAGAAGAACTTCGAAGAAGTTGTCCTCATTGGTCTCGTGGCCGCTGCTACCTTCGCCATCTTGGACCTCTTCGCTCCCTCTATCGGTGCCACCGCTCGCTCGGGTGCTGGGTTCGGTATCGGTGCCAACCTCGTCGGCTTCCCCGGTGCTCCCATGCGTGTGTAAATTAGGCATTTGTTTTTGATGTAGCTCCTCTTGGTAATAGAATGTTTCCGTTTGGATCGACGGCTTATAATAGGTAATTTTGTCAAATGCCCCATTCCTCCCTAGGGAGGAAATTTTCCTCTTCAGGGAGGAAAAGCCAAATTAAATTGATCTTATAAAACTCCACTTCAACTCCTCGCAGATTTTCTTCCAAATTTGTTCCTGTTGATGCAACTTTTCTCGATTCTTTAACAGAGGGAAGAAGCTAAGGTATTTATCTTCTCCCAACAATTGCAGCATTTTATGTATGGAATAAGAATATGATAAAAAATTTTTTCTCTGGCTCGGAGAGTGCTTAAGGAAAGGCACCTGGATCTGCTCGAACATGTTTCGGAGTTTTTCTTCGAGGTCCGGCGACAAGTATTGGTTTGGAATGCCTGTTATCCTATAGTAGATAAAAGGCGTGTGTTCGTAATATTTGTTCTGCTTGAGTTTTTTCAGGATCTCACGAATCTTGGCATGCGTGAGTTCCGCCATATTTGTGATCTTGAGCTTCTTGATCTCCATCAGAATCGAGTTGAAAATCTCTTCGGGAATGTCTGTGGTTTCTTTGCCCTGGATCTGGTTGAGCCATTCATTGAAATGGTTCTTGCGCTTGTAATTCAGATAGCTGATTTCTTTCTGGGGTTCTTTGTACGATGGTTTGTCGTTATCCATAATAATATACTGCATAGTCGAGCATTCGTTACAATAGATCATACCGTCCTGGAGTAATAGGGTCTGATCTCCTGAACCACAATACTCACATAAAGACGTATCCACGTCCTCCGTATCCCGAACATAATTGTCATCTGTCTCGGATAGATACCGATCATACAAATGTGCTTTGTTCAGATGTGGAGTCGGAGCTAATGCATCGCTCTTCGGAGGCGATGACCCGAAAAAGTCCATGATGCTCTTCCCCTTAGTCGAGGCTTTCTCGACATACTTAGAAGGTACTACTCGGTCCTGATGTTCAATCGATTCGTAATAATTGAATAGGATATCCGATGTTTTAGTATAGTATTCGGTCTCTTCTTTCAGAATATCGTCTAAATCCATGTCGCCGTTTTCCTGTGACACCTGCATATGAAATTGATCAATTCGCTGCTGATGACACGCATCGAGTGTTGTTTGACGTTTTTCGTAATTACATTTTCGTCGTGAGTTTACCGATCCTTTTACCTTCATGCATGCCTATTAAGAGGCGACTTTTCTTTATATCTGGGTCATGGTTTGCGTGTATGTGAGTGAAAATTGGACAAACTTCTATCTTTAGTTGTACATAAAAGAGTTGCGATTTCAATGGCGTTTCAATTACAAAGCGTATCTGATGCTTATACTATGGCCGCATTTGGCCAAACGCGATTTCGCTCAGAAAATCCGAAGCTGGCTATCTTTGATATCGATGGCACCTTGATCCGACCCAAAGGCAAGACCGTATTTCCCAAGTCTCTTGACGATTGGAAATGGCTTACTGAAGATGTACCTGCGCGACTTCGTGCTCTCCATGATGACGACGGCTATGATCTCGTGTTTATCACCAACCAGAAAAAAATGAGTGGCTCGGATATCACGACCAAAGCAGGGATGCTATACTCCGATCTCGGGGTACCGTTTGTCCTCGTATCAGGGCATGCGGAACCCTATTATCGCAAACCCCATACCGGCCTTTGGAAGCTGATCACGAACCAATTGTGTCCTCAACTTAAAAAGAAAGATTGTTTCTTCGTCGGTGATATGGATACTGATGAGGCCTTTGCTCACAATGTGGGTCTCAAGTTTAAATGGGCTTGGGCTTACTGGGGTTTACCTGCTGTCGCTGTAACTCCCTATGTGCACCCGTTAGAAGGGATCATCGGGGTTGGAGAGAAAACGTATGCCCGACGTGGAGTCTCCCAACATCTGCTCGTCTTGGTAGGACCGCCCGCTTCAGGTAAGAGCTCTATTGCCCGTCGACTTCATACAGAGTTTCAATACACGATTATTAATCAGGACACCTTGAAAACGCCGGCTAAACAACGCTCGGCTTTCGCGAAAGCTTTGGAAGCTGGTAGCTCGATTGTGATCGATAATACAAATCCCTTGCCCGACTCGCGTGGACAATGGATCGAGCCGGCTCGTGCGGCCGGATATTTTGTTACAATTGTGTTTATAGATATTTCAAAAGCAGCTGCCGAGTATTTGAATGCGTACCGTCACGAAGTCTCGGATGGCGAGGCCAAGTATATCCCTTCTGTAGCCTATAACGTCTATTACGCAAAGCTGGTCAAGCCGATACGCGAAATAGATGAAGCTGACGAGATTGTGACCGAAACCCAAGTGTGGGTCAAAGACGAAGCGGCTCGGCGCAAGTTGATGTCCATGTGGTTTTAGAGAAAACCCTACAAATGTTCCAGGATCTTTACCGCCGTTTTTTTGCCTACCTTTCGACGTTCATCAATCGGAATGTTCTCGATATACCGAGACTTCGCCTCCGGCGTGTCGAACGCATCGAGGGCATGCACGAAAGCAGTCATCGTCGGATGCACGGCAGCAATCCCGGCGGCAAGTTTCGCCGAGATCCCCGGAATCTGCGATAATTGATAGAGAAACACCGTCGCAGGTGTAATATTTTTATTTCGTTTCATCTTTACCTGGCTCACGTAATCACATTCTGCCGATCCTGTGGCTGAGGCAGCACTGGGATCTGCCGTCGACAAATATTTGGCAGGATCCGCCAGCAGTCGCGTCCATGTCTCGGTCAAAAATGCCGCCGTCTCACCCACGTCTCGCATCAGTAATACCGGAATGTTGTCCCTAAACAACGTATTCAAGATGCCCCCCACCTGCATCTTGTCTGTCGTCATTCCCGGGCGATAGCCTTCGATCACGTAATACAGTCGACGTTGTGTCGGATCCTCTTTGCGCCATTCCAGTAGCCGGGCTTTCTGCTCGTGATGCCGTCCGTCTTTGATCGAAGCCGTCAAGTCCGCCAGCGTCTTCCGCTCAAACACCATACGCAGTGTAGCCGGAGAAGGTGCTTCCGATTCTCCGATGACGATATCCCCAATATCCAGATTCCCTAAAACCACATTTTGCAATCCGGAAAGACGGTCTTTCAACACGGTTTCCCGATTATCGATAAAAATGTACATAATATGCTTCTTCTTTCTATAGTGACAAGTCCTTAAGTACGTTTCTTCTCCATCAATGTGCCGTACATATTGAATGTTATTTGGTCAGGATGGATACTTGACACCTCCATTCTCAAATTGCAAATCTTCTGATGAGCGCTCAACTTGTCCAGCAATTTCTTCAACGCTTTCTCGCGTGTGTCGCTGTATACTTTATCGATGCCGCCTGATTTACCAAACAGGTTAGAGATTCCTTGCATCATATCTCCAACCAAACTCAATGTAGCGGATTCTGAGATGTGGATCAGGCCGACTTCTTTGTATCGGTCGTCTGTATTGGGCTGATTCGATATACGGTCGTCAGTTGTGATGATAGCAGCACCGCCTTTCATCGCAGATACTGCTTCGCTACCTTTTTGACATGATTTTCCACCTCGCTTCATTTTGTATTTATTAAGTTTTTCTTTCAAAACTGTCTGTCAGTAACTTTTTCAGAAAGGGCCTCAGAATTTTTTTAGGGGGGGGGGGTCCCAAAGTGTCTATTACCATAAAATTATTTTCAGTAAAAAACATATACCATACATGGTAATAAAAACACAAAAACGTAGTGATACAAAACGATACATAACGGTATACACCTTTGACAGATTAAAACGCCTCTAAGAGACATTTTGTTCTTTCAAAGTTGAGGCTTTACATCCTCGTGATAGTTTGGTTGTGTGGGAAAGCTTAGTCTTGCAACTACGCTTTACTGAAGTTTTCTCTCCCTCAGTCGCCGATGTAGCTCCACCGTCTGGTTTCTTCTCCCTTTGCAAGTATTCAGGTCGCCCCCTCCCTGCTAGGGTATCTTCCGCAATTCGTAGAATGTTCAGAGAACTGTTTACGTCCCGGTTCCATAAGCCTGAACATGTTTGACACATGAGAAGCCCATGACGGGTCGTGGTCTCTTCCGATTTCCACGGTTTGGGATTTGGACATGTACGAAAGGTCTCGCATTGTCCCTGACACTTGTAACAACGACAACTGGTACGGAACTCATCCACAAGAAAGAGTTGATAACCTGCTTTCCGAAACACGTTTCGTATGCCTTTGCCTATACTGGGTTCTTTGTATTTTCGGTGTTTGTATTGTTCCCAATCACCAATATAGATAACTGTTTCTGAAGGAGTGCCATAGATAGAACGGAAACGACTTATCATCCTTGACTCTGTCTTCTGACGGTTGATAAATCCATACCATTTCAGCTGTCGGAAGATGCGTTGTTGGTAGAACTGAGAAAGCTTATGAGCGATAGCGTTTTTGTCTTTAACATAGGCCGAAAACTTCTCAAAGCTAAGAGTCTTCTTATTATGCTTAGACAACTCAGTTTCCCATTGCTGGACTGTTTTTCCATCTATCACTGTCGTCTTCTTGAGTTCCTCGTGAATTTTACGATATTTCTTTGTCTTAGTCTCTTTACGTCGCTGATTTCGCGTGTAACGGAAGTGTTCTATCTCGTCTTTCATGTTTTTCCCATAACAGAAGATAATATCATCCATGTTCGGGTCAATCGCTACCTTTCGTTTCTTCTGATAAATCGCCTGTTCATCTGCTGAAAGGTCATCTAGGTATGCTTCGTGACTGTCTTTAACTTGATGAACTTTTTTCCCATCATGTTCTCGTCGTATCAACAGGATCGAAACACCTTCACCATCGGTGAGGATACGATGGTCAAAGTGATAGTGTTTCTTCCGAAAACACTTTAAGTCGGTGCGAAAGAAAGAAGACCAGATTGCATCCTCGTTCTTTTTCATGTTTCCGCTCTTGAGTAGATAGCCTTTAGAAATACCATTAATGCATTTAGTTTCTTGGAGTAACAACATAGCAATAGTTGCAGTATCTAAAGGTATGTACTTGGGTATGATTTCAGAACGGATAGGAAAGAGGTTGTAGATGGTTTGGTCCTTTTCTTCTACCCATCTCATCATATAGAACATACCTGGCAAGTAGTCTTGAGGAGAACACTTGATGTCATAACGGAGACTGTTCTTTTGGAAAACGCGTCGAGGAACGATATGCTCGACTTGTGTAAGAAGCTGCTCAGGTAGTTCTTGATGCTTCTGCTCTAGTATAGACGTTTTGTAACCTCGAAGAGTACTGGCAAACTCGTGCTTTTCTTCTTTAGTCTTGAGCTTCTCTAAACATCCCTTCTTGTCCATGACCACATTCACAAAACGCTCTAAGTACTCAACGAAGTGTTGCTTGATATTGGTTTCTAACACAGTGACCATGCTATCTGCCAAATAGGTCATCATGTTGTCAAGGGAAGAGTATGGAATGTTCTCATGTACATACGAGGCGTAATAGGTATCATGGAAGGCTTTAAGCGTTTCCATAAGAGCTACAGTATCGGCATTGGGAGGTCTTCCCTTTACAGTTTCCTTAACACCAATCGTCTTCATAACGCATTTGATAAACTTAGTGTCTAACACAGGAAATGCGATATCGTGGTCGTAGCAATGGATGAAATAGAGTTTGATAAAGTGGGACGCATGTTGTACAAGCTTGTGACCTGTTAGGACAGCCGATAGGATGCGCCCATGGTTTTCCTCAGGGTCTTTGAGGATAGCTCTAAGAGAATGCTTTACAGTTTTATAGACCGGTAAGTCTATGTCCGGGGGTTTCATATTTTAAGGTGAGAAAATATTTCCTGTAATTTCTTTACTGAACATATAATGTTCAATGTCCTTAAGTCCTTTTAGGACGAAAATAATATCGCATGGTTGCAATCGTTCCTTGACTAGTTTGAAACTTTACCGATTTATTAAATAGCTCATAGTCTTGCTTTAGTAAGTACTTCATAATACACAGCCATGGACGTTCCAATCTATTTGGTGTAGCAAAAGATGTCACACTCCCTACCGAAAAGTATTTGCGTATCTTTGGAAGCAACGCCATAATTTTTTCCTGAATCTCTTTATCTTGAACTAACTCATATAGAGTAATACTGTTATTCTCATCTAAACACATATAGGACATTAATTCCTTTTTAATATCCGTTTGTTCTCTGGAATACAAGTCTGTCTTAGCTCTCATCTTACACTCTATTATTAATATCGTATAGTCTTTATTTAGTTTTGTATATCAAAAGTTTTTCAACATGTAGACTTCAAGCAGAATGTGCTATCGAATACACGTGAAATCAAATCAGAATAACCTAAAAAACAGATTTAACATGTAGGGATGTATATGTTCTAAAAGCAGTATGATACGAGCGGTCATCTTTGATTGGGCGGGAACATTAGTGGACTGCGGTTCGAGAGCTCCCGTGATCGCATTTCAAAAACTGTTCCGAGAATTCAATGTGCCTATTACCGTGGAAGAAGCGCGTCGTCCGATGGGCTCCGATAAAAAAGAGCATATTAAACAAATACTCCAGCAAAAAAGAATTGCGGAACTATTCAGACATGTCCATAATCGGGTTCCGACCTCTCATGATATAGACATGATGTATAAGGAATTGGGTCCCATTCAACTACAAAGCATCCGCGATCATGCACAGTGGATACCAGGGGCTGTAGATACTATTCGGTCTTTGAAAGCCGCGGGTATCAAAGTGGGGACCTGTACCGGCTACTCAGCGGCCATGATAACCCCTCTCTTAAAACTCGCCGAAAAATCAGGATGCATGCCCGATTGCGTGGTCACAGCGAGTGATGTGCAAAACGGCAGACCCGCACCTGATATGATTATCGAGGCATGTCGTCGTATGGACATCCGCCATCTCGATAAAATGTCTGTCTGGAAAGTCGGTGATACATTACTCGATATTCGCGAGGGAGTGAATGCGGGTGTGACGAGCATAGGAGTGACCGATACAGGCAATGAAATGGGGTGTTCTATAGATGAACTCGAAGAAATCAATAGAATGGCTATATTTGAGTGCAGAAAAAGGAAGATTTCCGAGTCTATGTTGAAAGCGGGTGCAGACCGAGTACTCGGTTCTGTTCAAGAGCTCAAATACTTTTTGCCGTAAGCGCGATCAGCTCTTCTTTGAACCCTTCATCGATATGGATCAGATTGATGATATCTTTGTCTATTTCCGTGACCGTGTTTTGCGAATTAGATTTAATGATATCGAGGACTTCTTTATAGACGGTGTGTTTTTTGGCGTTGGTGATGTTATCGTAAATGCGAGCATACATTGCAGTATATTTATCGACTAACATATGTGCGCTTGTATCGGCTCGATCCGGTGCATCATCGTATTCGGGGGTGTCTTTGTTATAGAGGATCTGAGCATCGTATTTGTCTTTGACATAGGGGTCGATGTCGAAGCACGAGATGAAATGGTAATAATCTTCGAGACACTTTAGGTGCTGTGCGTGCATAGATGGTGATGTCTTATACAGCTTCCGGATCAAATATATCTCATACGATTCTAAATAGTAATCCGCAATAGTTCCCATGAGATAATTAAGGCCTGTATTCACGAGCATATCTTCCCATTTCTCGGCTGAATTATAGATCCTGATACGTTTTCGCTTAGGGTCATAGATAAAATTCAGTTGTTCGATGAATTCATTTCTCTGATCTCCGCGTATGGCTTTCGTCAGGGTGTCTATAATCTGCATGAAATCCTGATGTTTTAGAGAGAACCCGTACTTAAAGAGATCCATCTCCAGCTTCTTCACAGTTCGCTGATACTCATCTTCAACTCTGGTTTCAAAATCGGTTATTTCGAGGTGTTTGTATTTGGCCAGTTTCATTATTTTTTCAACGGAATCCATGTTAGCTACGAAGTTATTGATCGTGTTATAGGTGTTAATTGTCTGGTTCATGATCTTGACTTCATCAGGGATGTGATATATTCGATTTTGCATGATTTTGTCTTTGATGTCTTCACTGAGAGTGATTTCGTTACTGACGGCTGGACATGTGAGCTTGGTTTTAAACAGATGATACTTCATATCGCTTCGCCTTTCTGTGCTATAATTGCACCGAGGACATGTATACGGTGCGAGTTTTTTCTTAGGCATTCACTACTTTAAGATTATATGATTTCTTTCTTCCTTATATCCTTTCCGCAGATTTCCGCAGGATTCCGCACGGTTCCGTGAGATTCCGCAAGATTCCGCAATAACGATTTTGAGGTTTTTTATTTTTACATACCATATATCGTAATGGTTTTTTACAGTTTTTTATTTTATGGTCTTAGTCACTTTTTACCCCCCCCCCTAAAAAAATTTTCAGGGTGCGGAAAACGGTGGCGCATTTTTTCTGTGATGAACTCTTTGTGTTTCCATATGTTTTGTCTTGTGTTTTTAGTTATTTCAAAGTAGTTTGGTTTATTAATTCACTTCCACGTTATTCCGCAAGATTCCGCACGGTTCCGTGAGATTCCGCAGGATTCCGCAATAACGATTTTAGGGTTTTTAATTTTTACATACCATGTATCGTAAT